CCTTAATAATCTTTTATCAGCACAATTGCCGCAACTAAAATAATAATCAGCCAAAACATACTAACAGCCTCCATTATTCATAGCAGAAGTAGAAGTCGTCTATCTGTTCGTAAATACCGGACCCTTGTTGGAATTCGGCCTGATATACGACGCTCTCCGGGCACGCCCTGTATCCGTTCGCAACTGCGAGTGCAGAGTTCCTACAGGACGCTCTGATTTCGTCCGTCGCCCAGGACGGCCAGTCAGCGCCATCTATCCACATCGTATTGTATTGATAGGGCTGCATAATAACGCCGTATATCGTATCAGGAAACACGCTTGACGCTACCCTGTTCATCACAACGGAGGCAACCATCTTCTGAATATGCTCAGACGATCCTCCTGCTTCTCTGCAAATGCAGATTGCGAGCAGTTCAACATCGCTATTATCTGTTTCGTCGTCGCAGATTAATGTGCCGCTTGAAGCATATGTGTCGTCTTCCGTGTTTTCTGTCGGAGTCCATCGCTTCTCTCGTTTTTGTTTTGACGGCTCCTGTTTTCTCACCTGTATGAAATCAGCGTTTACGCCGTTAATAATAATGCCTTTAGAGCTCGCTTCTGTTGTTATCAGCTCCGCTCTGATCGTTTCCACCATCCTGTTGTATTTTGTAATTGACAACAGGATGCACGCCGCGATTGTCAGCGCAATCGGGATTATGCTGGACAGAATTGTTGATGTTACGATTTCTGTATTTTCTTTTACTTTTCTTTTCACAGCGATAATTGTATGTTATATATTCTCCCACAAGTACACCACCAATCAGTGCGCCAAAAACAAATGCGATAATACCCGCGAGAAGTATTTTAATCATAACATAGATCCTTTCTCATTTCATTACGCACCACTTACAAGAAGCTCTCTCGCTCTCTTCTTTATTATCTCCCATATTCTACAGCTCTCTATTTTTGTATTCAGGATTTTTTCGATCTTATCTGCCTCAAGGATATGGTCGTTACCGTTCTGCCTCATCGGGATTAGGTCTTCATTCTGGTATATCCACATATCGAACTTCCCTGCGTATCGGATGTCGGTTATGCGAAGATAGTCTCCGCAGATGAATATGGACACCTTCGGACTTAAATGAAATGTAAAAACACATACCTTGTCCTTATATGTCTCTCCCCCGCCATATTGCGTTTGCCATAAGTCGTTATATCCACCGTTAATGTTTTTGTGTCCGGTCGCACACGGTGCATTCCCATTCCACATATCCTCGGAGAATGACCCGTTTATCGAGTGAAGTAATTCGAATATACCACCTGATATAGGATCGGCCATTATATATCCTCTTCTTCAGCGATCCACAAGCCGCAGTGACAAGCTCCGGAAACGCCGGCCTTAACCTGTTCGCGGAACTTTCTACATTTACACTTCGTGTCTTTTGTTTTTTCAAGAGCGCACGGACAGTACCCGTTGTTCTCCTTTATCTGTCGGAGGATGTCGGAGACGAATTCCGGATCCGGATTTTTCACAATCTTCATTCGTCGTCGTCCTCTTTTTTTGCCGTCTCTGAGTGGTCGATCCATCCGAGCTCTATGTTTGTAAGGGACGGATTCGTGTATTCGATAACCGTAGCGTAGCCATCAGAACAGACTCTAAGCTCATATCCGTTTTTAAGCGCGAGTCTGATAAAGCTCTGAATGTCTTCGTACATCCTGGTTTCATTGACGTCTCTTTTTTTTAGACTTTCATAGAACTCCATATAGTTACACGGTATAAAAGAAATTGAACTAATATGCTTGTTCATATAACCTCCTGTTTAGCAGATTCTCTCTGCGTATTGGTTGTCTGACGCCAGCTCGACGCCGAGGACGTCATCGTAGTGTGGTTTCTGGTCTGGGATGAACCTCCCATACTTAACAATAATATTTCTGAAGTCAAACATGGATTTGATTTTGTCTTCGATCTCGTTCTTGTAATATCCTGTATAGATAACGATATCATCGTCTGTGTAACGACGCAGTGAGCTGATGAGCATCACCATATCGTTGAAAGAATCGAATGGTTCGAGGCCGCCGAAGACAACTGCTTTGGTTATTGGATTTGAAAGGTATGCGCTTGTGATCACGTCGACGCCGATATCCTTCGTTCTCGTATTTGCGAGGTCGCTGTTCTGACAACAGCAGACCCCGCTTTCTTTTTCACATTTGAAGGTGCAGGATGGGAAGATGACAAACAGAGATGGGAGCTTGTAATTTACAAAGTCTTCAACCACGACATCCTTAACTTTCATTTCATAACCCCATCCTTAGACAGGACATCCATCCACTTTCTCTTATCAAACTCTCGTTTCCTGATTTTTTGGTAACTGCTGACCGGCGTATAAAATCCGACAACCCTCGCGTATGTGTCAGCGATTTCTTCTCCGCATACAGGGCAACGTTTCTCACTGATAAACGCGTGCTTATGCTTGCATACACTGATTTTTGTTGTGAATGCGAAGTAGATTACTCCTTGAGAAGCAACGTAGTTCAGCATCTCCCATGCAGTTTCTTCGTTCGGGAATCGATTTTCAATGTTGATATGAGCGATGCATCCACCGCCGCATTTTGCGTCAAACAGAGATCCAAGACGACATTTTTCCTGAATCGTACATTTCTCCGTGAGAGGCACCCACTGATTGCTATATATATAGTATTTATCCTGTTCAAACAGAAGGTTGTCTGCCGTGCAGATGACTCCGGCGCAGTTTTCCGCAGGGATCATTTCGATGTTGAAGGAGAAGTCACAATTAAAGTTATCCTTTACTTCGTTCATCGTGTCGAGAATCTTTGTCGCGAATTCAACGGCATCGTCGGAGTAACTCTTGTTACCGAGTTCGTCTGTATTGATCAGTTCAAACATATCCATTACTTCGTATAACCCGATCCCTCCGATTGTACAGAACTGTTTGTCGAGCTCCAGTGCGCCGTCGCAATAGTTCGGAAGAAGTCCTTTTTCGATGTTCCTCTGAATAATGTGCCTCATTGATGTTAACGCCTTGCAATCAAGCAGGACTCTTTTCTTGAGGATCTCGATATATTTATCTTTGTCACCACCACACTCGTATGCAATGCGGACAAGATTGATTGTGCTAACCCTGCACGACCCAACCGAGAGCGCTGTGCCGCCGATGGAGTTGATGAATGCGTCGAGCTTCTGTGTGTCAGAGAGCAGCCGGCAGCAGTTTGACAGAACACCGACGTTATCGCTGACAAAGAAATTGGAATCAGACCATTTAATATTGTGCGCAGAGCACCATCTTGCAAAATCTTCGTCAACAAATTTCTTATCTTTATATAAGAGACTGTATGTCATTCCTTGTTGTTCACGACGGCTCGCTACACCGTCGCCGTTCATTATGAACAGCTCTATGTTGCCATAGAGAGCAGACTATATCATGAACCTTTCGGTTCCCCTGCGCTTCGAGCGCCAATCGCTTGCGCCCTACTCTCTTTCGAGATAGTCGTTGCACTTCCCCATCGGTATGGGTTTAGCTCAGGATTGTCTGAATAATGTACATCATAATGGCAATTACTACATAGCACAATCATATTTTCTTCGTTTGTGAAGTCTTCATAGGCCATAAGCTGATCGTAAATTGTGTTTATATTTCCGTCGTATATATTGGAGACGAATTCATGAATAATTTGACTAAACGGTTTAATGTGATGCGTTTCGAGGTCTCCTCCTCTTTTACCGCAAATGGAACATATATAATCATTTTCTCGTATTTTCTTTCTTGAGAATGTCTTAAAAATTCCCCTCGCAATTCTTTTTTCGTTGGTATACCCTTTGAAGTTTGGATTGTTCTCACCACAAAATCGTCCAATCAATTTTTCACTTATACGATTTCTTAAATCAATACTTTTATCATTACTGCGACGCCCATGAATTCCTGCTTTATTAAGCCTGATTGTAATATTACTTCTACAACAACCGAGCATATCAGCGATCTCGTGATCGTAATACCCTTGCTTGTGAAGTTCTATTATTTCGTCAATAGGTATCTTTTTCTTGCTTGCCATAGATGTACCTCCTTTCTCAGATTTTCCCTGAATTCACAGGGTTGTTCGAAATAAGTTTCCTTATTAAGCCGCTATGTTTTTAACGGGATACGTAAACATATTGATCTCTCTCGTTTCCGACAGAACCTCCATGAATACCTTTTGACAGTCAATCAAGTCTTCAACGTGGTCGATTGCGAGTGTGCCATCTGGGAACTCGACGCCGCCGAAGAGAGATTCAAGATACGGACGGTCGAAGATTGAAACATTTGTAAACGCGCTTTGGTCTATTCTCAGGAATGGCTGATTGACTCTGAAAATGAATTTCTGGAACTGTTGACGGAGATAGTAGTCAGGATCTTTCATATAATATCCGTCTTCTACATCTTTCTTCCAGAAGTACCACGCCCAGATCAGCACGTTCGGCAGACCACAGGCGCCGGACTGTCTGTTTGACAGAAAGCTGATCAGTTCGATGACGTCGTCGAAATAGGTAGTGAGATGCTTCGGCGGCTGATTATTGTAGCCTTTCAGGAAGAACAACCCCTCTGTCGCAAGTTTTGTTAAGTCGTTCGCCCAGCAATAGGGAAAATATGACGCTGTCGTACTATCGTTCAGATAGAAACCTTTGCTGTATTCCTGTTCAAGCCATTCCTTTGCGGTTCTGAGCCCCCACATTTTCTTAATTTCACGGAAGATTTTATTCAGGCCGAAGAGTTTATCTTCGCTCTTCGCTTTCTCCGTCATGAAACTCCGGATGTCTTTGTTGTTGGCATTCGCGTTCGGATCGATGCTTGAATCCGCAAGTGTCTCTTTGTCGATAAAATTGTCAAGGAACTCAGAAAAATTAAGCTGGCTTGGGTGCAGCCCGTTAATGTATTCAAAATCTTCCCCGTACTTTTTCTTCATATCCTCAAGGCAGCGCTCAAAATCCCTTGATAACTCAAGCCTGATATCCATGTATTACCCCCTATCTTTTAACCACTGAACTGCTTCTGTGAAATTCATCTTTCTTCCGTCGACTTCAAGGACAGGGGCGGAATCGAAACCGAGATTTACGAGACCTGCGACGTCGTAGGAGACGCCGTATTCGACGCCGGCCTCGTTGAGTTTTTTTTCGAGAACCCGACAGCGTGGACAGTCTGTTGAGTATAAAATCGTCATTTTACAAATCTCCTTTATATAATTAATTCCCCTTTTAATCCAACAAATCAGCCAGAGCGGCTGTTTCGCTTCGTTCTGTTTTTTCAAGACGCACATATCCGAACAGTGGCTGCCCTTTCAATCGTTCGACGGCCATCATCAGCCCGCTGTTTGTTCTGAATACTTCGGCATCGCACTGTTCGAAGTCACCGTTGATCCACAGCGCAGACCCCTCCCCAACACGACCGATAAGTAACCGAATGTGTTCTTTCGTCATGTTTTCAGCTTCTGAACAGTAGATGATCGAGTTTTTGATATCTCTGCCCCGGATAAAGCCAAGGTGGACGATCTCGATCCGTCCTCTGCTGATCCACATGTTCAGCCCCTCTTTCCCACCGAGATGATCTGCGAGCGGCATCGCAAACGGCAGAAGCTTATCGTTATACTCCCCGGGGAGGAAACCGATCGGCTTTGAATTTTTCACTTCGATGTTGTTTCGGATGTAGATGATCTTTTCGAACTTGTTGCGCTCAAGCAGATCGATCGCTGCCGAGCACATTAGGAAGTCTTTTCCTGTGCCGAATTTACCTGTGAGTAGCTTTATCGTTATGTCCTGATTATACAAAAGGTCAACGGCCATTTGCTGCTGCGGGTTCTTCGGTTTTACTTTACCAAGGAACTGACTGTTGATTGTTTTGAACGGCACCTTCACAAGCCTCGACCCATCGTTTCTGAAAATCCCGAGATCGTTCATCTTATTGTCAAACACATTAACATATTGATTTCGTATCGTTTCAAATGTATTCGTGTTGTTTGGATCGAAGAGTTCTTCCACCTCTTCGTCACTGATAATCAACGCCTCGTATCCTTTGTATTCTCTCATTACACCACCTCGTCGATATCACAATCTTCGCCGATAATGCAGTCAACGATTCCCTTTTCTTTTGCTTCGTCCGCGTACATATACCACTCGAACCGGAATTTGCCATCGTATTCCTCCGGCGTGATCTTGCTGTGTTCCGTCGTGAATCTTTTCACTCGATCTCTCATCCTGGTCTGGAATTCCATACTGTCCTGCGTCTTCGCAGCGGAACCTTCAACCGCGCAATAACCATCGTGCAGAAGATATGTTGCATTCCTTGTCGCAAATCGTTTATGTCCGGCAAGCCCGATCAGAAATCCCGCGCTGTATTGATATCCGAGGTTGATGGTATAGACAGGCGTCTTGCTTGTTATTATCGCGTCGATCAGCTCAAAACAGGAATACAGATCTCCACCATCCGACACAAGATAAAGCAGGATCGGTTTTCTTTCTTCAACCGGCGTCCCTTTATCCTCTTTATTATACTGGAGGATGTGTTTCACGATCTCGTGAACAGAGTATTGGCTGATCTCTGTGTTAAGGAACAGCTTTCTCTGCGCTAAGTCTCTGATGTAAAACAGTTCCCCGATCATCCCGTTGTCTTCGAGAACGGCAACGACGTCGGCGTCAAACTCGTAATATCCTTTATCATTCATATCTGATCTCCTCTTAAACCATAATAAAATCTGCGATGTACTCTGCCGCTTCTGCGACAGAAGGGCTGAAATGAGAGACGGAACAACGGATCCACGGATGGACATTGTCCGGCGATCCGATCGCGACGATCATTTTCACGTTTTCCTTTGCGACAGCAACCTCCTGGATCGTTCCGATGCTTGTTTCGATGTCAGAAAGGTTTACGACGATGATGTCGGAGTTCTTCAGTTGACGCAGATCCCATTCCATCGCTTCCTTTTCATAAAGCAAGTTCAGGTCTTTCGCCGGCTGATAATATTCCGGCGGATGGATAAACCTTGCAGACCCCTCTCTGAAGGACAGCCTGTTGTCCAATTCGATCTCAAGTTTCCGTCTCCATTCCATCTGTTCCTGATATGACAATCCGCCCATTTTGCCTGCCGTATAAATCTTATATTCTCTCATTCGGTCTCCTTCACCCATTCGATATACCGACGCAGATACCACTCAGCTTTTTCAAGATCCTGAATCGTTTTTTCGACCGCACTCAGATTCCCGGATTTTTTCTTGCCGGCTCTTGAGATGTATTTCACGACGTTCCCGAGATGGAAACCGAGTCCCTGATCTTCGATGAAGTCGATGACTTCGATTTTCCCGGAATTGTAATGGCCGGGATGATTTACGCCGTCACTCTTGTTTGGACACTCATGCAAACGAAGTTCTTCTTTTGGTTGGAACCCGTTTTCCGGGTTATCTTTATAAAAGCTCATATTGTACCCCCAGTATCATTGCCCTGTCGTGCAGGCTAAGTTCGTCGAATGCGTCCTTCAGATAAGCACGGAAGTGCTCATAACACAGGTCTTCCCCGTCGACGCTGACGTCGGCATCTTTTCTGCAGACGTCACATTTACAGATCTCAACTTTCCTGTATCTGCAAGAGGAAATACAGGGGAATCCGCAATCTACGCACTGATTTTCTGTGTATCGCATTCTGTATCACCTCCGATAATCAGCTCGGCGCACGGAAGCGTTTCGATCCAGGCGCAAAACTTTTTCCACTCAGGCAGACGGTGATCCTTCCTCTGCTTGTATATCGTTTTTAACTGACGGTAGTTCGTTGTCATCCTCGCCGTCAGGCGGAATCCAGCCGGGTTGGTATACAGGATGCTGAGATACTTATTCTGCTTGATCTTCTTGATCTCTTCTGACTGCGGGACTTTACAAAGAATGTTATACTCTTTGACGAGCTCCTTCATAATGTCAACGACGCGGTGGTCGACATAATCAATATAAGCGTCGTCGAGATCAAATTTCGTAATTCGGTGCATCGTGCTCTGAGAGCTGACGAAATCGAAGAAGTGGTAACGCTCGGCTTCCACCCACGCCTTATTCGAGAACGTCAGATTGAACTGTACGACAACGCCGTTAAGCCAGTTGTCGTGACCGGAACCAGGTTCGCTTTTTGCGAGGCTTTCGATTCCGCCGGTCAGGGTTGAATCAACCACAGAAAGATCCGCTGCCATCGGATATTTTGCGGCGCAGATGCTGTCGTCGAGACCGAATACCTTTGCTTTGCTGACGCATTCGCAGCCTTTTACGATGTAATAATCCATTAAATTTTCAGACACTTATGTAGTCTCCTTTTTCTTTTCTCTTGCTTCTTTGAGTCTTTGTGCCGCAGCGATGCGTTGTTCCTCTGTCAGAGACCTGCTCCGGAAGGGATTGTGCCCAAACCGAAACGGATACAGCGCACACGACGTCACAGGACAATGCTTTACTTCATCACGCTGAAAGCATGCACAATCCATACACTTCTCTTTGATTGCTTTGAGCGGAGATGTTGCCTCCAAGGCTACACCCCCTCTCCGCGACTGATCGAACTTAGATTGTTAAGAATCTCTCGCGTCATATCGTAATAAAACGGTTGATCGCCGAACACCGACGTGTGTTGAATTGAATATTTTTTAAGAATTCGTTTTATGGACTTTGCAACCTCGTCGGATTCTGCTTCCGTTTCAAACCGCCCGTTTTGGTTATAGCACTTCAATCTATTGACGAAATAATTCATATTGTTAAAGGTATTAAACACATCGATTACCAATTTATCGAAATGAGGACTCAGACTCTTGTTTTGGTTATAATAGATTGACAACGGAAGCGGAGAATCAGTGACAATCACATCAACTTTTCCGACCAGCCTCGACATTCTATAATACTGTTCGCCGAGCATATATACCTGATTTTTGAACGGTTCTTTTGCTCCGTCCCACAACGTATCCTTCGCGAATTCTGTAACAAGTTCTGCATCAACGCCGGCAATTTTTAAATTAGAAAAGATATATGCGGCACCCGTACTTTTTCCAGCTCCCGGCGCCCCGAAAAGATTAACGACAAGCGTGTTCTTCAACCCGTCGCAACATCCCTTTGCATCAATTTCCTTCGTCATCAGCAACGGGCTCCTCCTTTTTGAGATTCTTCGCCGCATTCGTTGCGGTAATACAGAGGCGACGAATGTCGCTACAGATGCCTGGAAGCGTTTTCTTTTTATTATTCATTGTGTTCAGGATAGCTTTGCCGAGCGTTGCCATGCCGACAATCATACCGCTTCTGTACTCGTTGTCCATAGCAGATTTTACAGCTTGTTTAAACTTATCCGCGTCATTCGTTTCGCTCGGCTCTTTCGTTGTATTTGTTTCTGCATTCTTTACTTCGTTACTTGTTTCATCCACCGTAACCACTTCCTTCCTGTTCTAAATATTGCAGCCACTTTTCTTTGTCTTTTTCCGTCCACGGTTTGATGAACCCGCAGACCGTTCCGTACCCATCGAACTTCCCGTTTGTCGGGCAATAATCTACGCCGTCAACGGTCATCCTGTTGCCGCATGGATTGTATTCTTTTTTCGTCATATCCGGGTTATAGCCGGCATAGCACCGCTTTTTATTTACTGTATCCATCCTCTTCTCCTACCGATTGTTTCGTTTGCAAAGTGTGACTACCATCACAACGAGCTGAAGAAAGCCGACGAGCAGGATGGCGAATGAAAAGTTCCCCTTTGTCATCTCTTCCATGATCACATTAAAAACCGTCATCTCTGAGACTCCCACTCTCTGTAGATATTTTCCGGAACTCGCTGCCATGTTGTGAACGACGAATCGTCTGACAGCACAATTTCGTACTGGATATAATACCTTTCGTCGCAGACCCATGTGGTTTCCGGGATCGATATCAGATGACCGTCTCTATCGATTTTCGCAGAAAATACCGTTTCATAATGCGGAGGCTCAACCCTCCCGTTGATCGGCGTCTTTTGTTTGGTATGAGGAATGTCGCAGGAACAAAAGCATACGACGAGAAAGAGAAGCGCAGCGCATAAAGCAAATAGCGTTTTTATAACTGATTGTTTTTTCATTGACAGAACCTTTCAATTCTTTTTTATTTTCTGGAGCCAATTCATTTAGCTCCCGAAGACCCGGTTGTACGAAGTAAGGCGATAGTACGGGCCGTCCCGCTCAAACGACTTGCAGTAGATAATGTCGTTCTTTTGTATCGGCTCTTTCATGAAGACGTGGTTCATTACAGTAAACCGCGCTTCCTTTCCGCTGCCGATGGATTTTGTGACGACGGAAAAGCCGAACTGCTTTCCGTCCCGTTTCCGCTTGAGAGGATACAGATCCATCACGTAGAGCTTCTTCCGATCTTCTTCTTTCCCGGAAACATATCCGACATAGCCCATAACGTCCGCAAAGTTTCTGACCTTCAGGATATCGGACAGATCTGCCATGTGCAGCGTTTTGATATAATCTTCCGTTTCTCTCATAACGGACGGAACGTCGAGAACCGTGTAGCTCTTTGCCTCTTTTCCGGCCTTTGTTGTTCCGGTTGCATATTTCTGTATGATCGGTTCCAGCGGCGTACCGGCGACTTTATCCTTTGCCAGCTTTTTTACGTCGCCCTTCTTGAACAATGTTGTGAACATATCGGCAAGACGCAACAGTTCCCGCTGGTTTCCGAACTCTGAGAAGAAGTCAATTTTGATCAGAATATCGAGCTGTCTGGCGTCAACGGATGTTTCTTTCGACATATCAAGCAGTACGTCGACGAAATAGTTGTATTGTTTTTTGTTCGCGAGCGAATACAGTTCCTCGGCAACGGCATTGCTCATATATTTCACGGACGTGATTCCTTTTGTTATAATATTTTTTGAGTGGTCGAAGAAGTAGTCTCCTTTTGAAATGCCCCACTTCGGCATCGATACCTTGATTCCGTTTCTGCCGGCGTAAGTTGTCCCATTCTTGATGTCTTCGTCGTTTGCCGCATTGTTCAAGAACGCGGTAATAAACTCAAGTGGGTGGTAGTGCCTGTAGTAGGCACACAGATAACCAAGGAGACAGTAGGCGATTGAGTGATTATCGCTTTTCTGTTATTACTAACAGGACAGACTATATCTTCCGCATTTTAATGCGGTCTTTGCGCTTCCGCAGGTAACTCATCTTCCTGCGTACTCCCTTTCGGGATAGTCGTTTGACTTTCAAGCAGTTTTTTCCATTTATATCCAGAGGCACTTTCTAATCTTCCGTTTACACAATGCGAGATCATTCCTCTCGACACTCCTGTTTCTTTAGCAGCCTGTGTTACAGATTTGTAAGTTTTCAGCAGATCCCCGTCCATGGTAAATTGTTGGACGGCTACTCCTCTTGGCCGCCGAAGATTGTTGATTAAAGCATGAATGTTATTATCAGCATAAGACGCCCATTCAAGGTTAGACACAGAATTATTATGTTTATCTCCGTCTATATGATTTATCGTCGGAAGGTTATGCGGATTCGGTATGAATGCATTAGCAACGAGAATGTGTACTGGAATGACAGACGATATACCGTCTTTGTGTAAATTCACAACAAGATACCCTTGTTCATCTTTCCTTCCACTACTCTCGGTTAATTTCATTTCCGACCCTGCCAAAAACCTTTCGCGTCCGGAGAATAGTCCGGATTTATTTTTGATAAATCTGTCAAGACTCCTTACCCTTCCATCGTCGCTTACTTCATAATAACCCTCATATTCTTTAATTGTTTTCCACATTGTTCCTCCTAAAACTGCAGGCTTAGCACAGGATTGCCCCCTCGTTAACGAGGTAGGGTTCCCCTGTTAGCACGTCTCTACACCGTCATTTCCTACGGCTACGATCCCGTGAAACGCACACCACTGAGTAATCGTGTTCACAAAGAATGGGCTAATCACTAACCCAAATTGATAGCTTGCGCTATCTTCAAGTATCTGTAAAAACTCTTTCGCTTCTTCTTCCGCTTTTTCTCTTGGCTGCGGAGATTTTTCACAATAACCGTTCAGGATCTGCGGCAGCGCCGCGTCGAGACGATCCTTCTGTTTTCTGCCAATTGCACGCCGGACGTTATCCGCTTCCGAACCGGAAAGCCCGCAGATCTCCTGCAGGAATTTGATGGTATCTTCCTGATAAATGAGATACCCCAGATTGTCTTCGAGCAGCTTATCGATGATTTCTGACGGGTTGTGATGCTGCTTTCTTTCGAGTAACTCATTTCTGTACGACGCACCTGACGGACGAATACACGCCGTTACGATCGACATATCGAAAATGTTTTTCGGTTTGAATTTTTTCAGACACTGGAACGCATAATCGCCTTCAAACTGGAATATCATTGCTGAGCTTTTAGTCAGATCGCTCCATACCGCCTCGTCGTTCCAATCGATCTCGTGTGTTTTCGGATAGGTTGTGCCGAGAAGGTTGCAGGTATCGCGGATAACCTGCACTGTCTTCAGTACGAGGAAATCATACTTGCTAAGGCCCGTGAAGTCATGCGTATTGTCCATATCGAAAAACAGGCACTGCTCCCCATCCTTATCGAAGACGCCGATGTGGTCTGCAAGTGTGATAGGACTGATGACCATACCGGCTGGATGCACGGACTGGGAGACGACCGTTCCGAGAAGTCCGTCAAAATAATAAAACAGCTCTTTATACTGCTTCTTTGTCCCCTCCGGGTCTTCATCAAAAGCCGATTTTATTTTCGCTATCTTCGTCAGCGACCATGGGTTTTCATCGTCTTTCGCACTCGGATGCGCTTCCTTCCATCGGATCGCAAGACATCTGCCGACGTCGTCGATTACACCCTTCTCTTTGATCGTTCCGAACGATGCAACGCGGGCGGTTTTCTCCGTTCCGAATCTGTCTGTAATATATTTGAAAATTGCCGGACGGTCGGATTCAACGCAGTCGATATCGATATCCCCGATTTCTTTTCTGTTTTCGTTACAAAAACGAGAAAACACTGTGTGCCACGTTTCAGGATTCAGGTCGATGATATCTGTAACATACGCGATTCTCGATCCGCCGACGGAACCACGCGCAGTTCCGATTGCCATTCCCTGCGCTTTACACCACGAGATCAGCTCTGACATACTGAGCATGAAACCATCCATCTTCAGTTTCTTGAAAACCCGCATTTCTTCTTCGATTGCGGAACGAAACGCCGACTCCTGTTCCTGCGGGATGACGCCGGTGCGCAGCTTTTCTTCAAACTTCCGCTCAACCGTTTCTTCGAACTTTTTGGAATCTTCTTCTCTGGAACCGTACAGGATGGGATACTTGATCGAGGTGTCGAGCTCAATCTCTTCTGTGAGATCATAGAGCAGATTCGTGTTTTCAATCGCAGACATATACTCTTCCTCTGAAAGAGCCCTCTGCGTCCGGAACATCTCAACGAGCTCGTCATAGGTTTTGTAGGTTAAATCAAACGCGTCTTCGTCGCCGTAGGATTTGTGCTTTGAGACAAGTAAAGCAGACCGACAGTCTGCTTTATACTTTGATGAACTGTGTGTGTCGGTGCCGGCGATCAAAGGCTTTCCGATCTTCTTTGAAAGCGCCGCAAGACGCTGATTGAAGGCGACCTGATCCGGATGATGGTGAGGCTGTACCTCAAGAAAATTGTATTTTTGCGCAAGCTCCATATATCTCGGATGGTCGTCAGGCAAGCGGTTCAGTGGTGATGCAAGACAAGCGCTTGTTGATATAATATTATCTGACAACCCAAGAAACTCATCAAAGCTGATTCTGTTGTTGTAATAGAAATGATCCTTATCACACGAGAGGCTTACCAATGCGTTCAGCTCTAATAGACCTTCCATATTTTTCGCCATCAGAACAGTGTGATAATTATCCCGCACCTTTGGTTCCAATTGCTCTGTCAAATAGATTTCGACAGAGTGAATATAGCGGATACCTGCGTTTTTACACGCATTCCATTTTTCTCCCCAGTTCAGCGGTTTCCCGTGTTCTGATATAGACAGCGCCTTTGCGCCGTTTTTAACTGAGAGATCAACATAGTCCTGATATTTGGTGCAACTGTCAAGCAGGCTATAGTCTGTGTGACAGTGATACATAATGTATGATCCTATTGTTTATCACCGCCACTTCTTTTGAATGTGTTCAGAAAAGAATCAAGTTCTTGTGAAATTCCAGCGCTGTCTGCCGGCTCGTCAGAAGAATCCCACCTGAATGAAATGTCTGTGTTTTCATAGAGCGCCCTTTTTAAGACAAGATTACGATCATTTATACGGTCACTGCTGTATATGGAGCAGAACACGATTTCCGGCAATGTGAAATAATAACTGTCGCCAACGAGATCGAGACCTTTTACATACAGACTTGTTTCAATGTAGCCGCAATAGTTTTTCAAAAGGCTATAGATATACTGAAATATAGCATCTGGAACAACAGATCCGCTTTTAATCGCTTCACCACTAATAAGGATGTCTCCAGTTGCATCCGAAAAACGAACGTCAATACCGGTCGGGCTGTTTAGCATATCGTAGACGAGATTCATACGGGCAATATGCTCATCTATATCATTCATCCCTTTCACCTCATATCCGCGTTGCAGTTTGGACAGAAATTATTAAACGAAACCGTCCCATCTTCATTTGATCTTCCGTATCTATCGCAATGACAAATCGAACAAAAGAAATTATTGTGCATCTCGTTGTAAACCCATTTTCCCCGCACGTTCTCGCGCACGTCAGCGGCCGGAACCTCATCCTCAACGACATCAAAAGCACTGCCGAGAGTACAAGCTCCACACATTGCACCTCTTTGTAATTTTGAATACGGACAGATTTGTTGGCATAATTCGTTCAACTACTTAGCCTCCTTTTGCAACTTCGCACCATAGCCACCAAGCAAAAATCATAGCCATAAATGCGATAAACTCATCCATCTTCATCGACCTCCACTACCGTGAAATGATAATTACATACACTGTCGTTAATAGCTTCACACGCACGTTCAGCTCTGGATTTTGAGCCGTATTTTTTTGCATTAGACATAAGGTCGTCACAGCAAGCGTATCTTTCACCCTGAAACCAATATCGCCTTCCTGTATAATACCCGTCCCAATGGTGCGGAGGATATGGATTGGATTTAAGAACGTAAACAATCTTACCCATCTTCTTGCGCCTCCTCTCTAATCCAATTCAAAAGGCAATCGTAACATGATGCGGAATCCAAATCGATGCAATGTTCATACGGACAGAAATCTTGATCCATAAAGTCAACAAATTCTTCGTCGCTCATCTGCTGAATTTTATCTCTGTTTGTCATTGTTCAATATTGTCCTTTCTGATAACAGCAACCATAGATGGAAATGGCGCGTCTTTTTTATCTCCGAATTTCAGTCTGCCTTTAATAAACCGCAGTTCCACATTCCGCTTTTGATATAAATAATCATGGAACCATTTTGTGTCTGTTCGCGCAGGAATAAGAAGAACAATAAGATCGGCATATGGATTCGTGTGGATTTCCTTCTGAGCTTTCTCTATCCACAGGCCGATCTGCCTTCCGTATGGCGGGTTACACCACACCCGGCCATTCCACGGTTGTTTCAACCCATCCTCTGTCGGGTTTATATACTCTTCACATTTTTTATTATCGTCTGTTGCGCACACGTCTAATGTAAATCCGAATTCTGTGTTCAGCTCATCAAAAATCCACTGTGGAGTTTCCCATAAATCAGAGTCTGATGAGAATAAACCTGTATTGTTGATTATCATCACACACCTCAATCTGCGTATGGTTCGCATACAATGAACTTGTATTTATCTTGGTATGGAGAAAGTGTGTAGTATCCGGCGAAATAATATCCGTAGTCTCCATATTTATCTCCGCCGGCTTGGATTCTACGAGACCACACATCCTTGTGCGGCAGCTCTCTTTTGGATAAATTCTTAAAGCACCATTCTCGGATATAATCAATATCCTCGTCTGTTTCAATTTCCCACTCACGGAAAAAGTCGCCGTAGCGTCTGTACTGGCCGACATAAGTCTGTTTTGCCTGAATCATCTATCTTGCTACTCCTATCTGAATTTCCTTCTGTTTCTGTAGAGCGTTTGGAATGTTTCCAGTCCCTTGTCAACCGGAGAATCCTTTTCGCCCAGAAGGTTCTCACTGTCGTGGATAAATTCCACGTTTACATATTGCTTCAGTTTGCCTATATTATGGTCTTTTGTAATATCGACGTCTTTATCGAGGGCGAAAACCACACGACGGCCGAGCTTTGCAAGCGCCTTCATCTGGAAAGGAGACAAATGACTGGTCAGAAGCGCAGCACAATTATGGATTCCCCATGTGTCGGCGATAAAAACAGATTTCACACCCTCAAAAATGATTACCTCTCGCTTTTCTTTAATGGATTCCCTGTTTTCATACAGACCGTAGACCGTCGTCATCTTTCCCCACGGCGCATAGTAGTTATATTTTCGCAAACCCTTCTGTTTCCAGTCCGGATCGAGGGTCCGACCGCCGATGTTGACGATCGTCCCCTCAAGATTTCGTATCGGGTACACAAGACGGTTGGCAAAGCTGTCGTAACAGACCTCATATTTATCGAGGGACGCCCTTGAAATGCCCTCCTGCTCCCAGACGGCGAGCTTATCGTCACGTTTTTCGTATCGGAGCATACAGTCGGGTGAAAAATGTGACGGAACCGGCTGTTTTTCGCCGTTTTTTTGTGGGCGATAACGCTTACACACCAACGAAGCGTCCATTTTTTCTCTCGGCGCAAATATTTTCCCGTCAAAACCGGCGTATTCCTTCAGTTTTTCGAACGATTCACGTCTTGAACACTTATAGTAGTAACGAATGAAGGTCAAAATGTTGCCGGCGATGCCTGACGCGAAGTCGTAGAAGCTTCCCGTCTCTCTTCTGACAGAAAATGACGGCGTTTTCTCCTCCTTGAACGGACTGAGTCCCCAAAATTCCCCATTCCGCTCCTCAAGATCAACAAATTGAGAGATATAGTCGACAATATCGACGTTTTCTATCAAATCATTCATATCTGTCACGAAAAATCACCTCCGTTCTTGTCTGAGTCTCGCGAAAAAACCATATAATTAATACGGTTGCTCTGTAACATGCTGCTTTGCCTGTCGGAACGATATCACGTTCCCGTCGAAGAACAGATCGATGTACTCACCCTCCACCATTTGTTCTCCGTTTCGATTAAATTGAATGAACAGCTTTTTGTTCCCGCATTCTGCTCCGTCAACTTCGATCTCGTCGCCTGTTTTATCGGTGATCGTCATGATCGTTGAGCAATTTCTGGCAATTTTCTTACTGTCAGCGAGATTACCATTTGTGGATAGCTGTGCTGCGGCGAGTCCAGGAATTTTCATCGCTCCACAGATATCGTTTTTGATTAAATCCGTGAGCTTCCCGAGTTCCTGATAGGTTGCAAACGCATCTGTGTTGCCGGTCGACTTCAGATAATCTACGATCAATAAACCAAGCCCGTTAAAAAGATGATATACTTTTTTTACCGAAACATAGATGCTTTTCTGATCAAAAATCGGCATATACATATGGATGAAAGGTTTTTCTTTAATCCATTCAAGCGCTTTTTGGATTTTCTGATACTCTTCGTTGTCGTACCGTCCCGTTTTTACGCGATTGAACTCGATTCCTGTAAGATAGGAAACCATTCTGATCAGGAAAAGCCTGTCAGAAAGTTCAGAATCGATATACATAACGCTTTCCCCACGGCGCAGCGCTTCAACCGCAGAATTCAGCATGAACATCGACTTCCCGCCTTTTGGCGGGGCTGCAACAACGACAAGCTCTCCCTTTTCCATAGTCACGTATTCATTTAATACAGGAATATGGAATGGAATTCCGCAATAGCCGTCCTGATGCGCTTCGATTTCTGTCCAAAGCTCGTCTGTTACTTCGCCGAATGTACAAATATCTTCCGCAGCATTATATTCTGAGATCGTTTCATCGAGCATGTCATAAACACGCTGACTAAGGTTTTCTGTATCGTCGGTGACGCACAGAGATTCACAATCTCTGAGTTTTTTATACAGCTCTCTTCTGAGTGCGGCATTCATGACGTTTTTGACGAGAATTCCGTATTCCTCCGCAGTATTTCTCGCAAGACACTCACTCATGTCTACGAATTCCTGCAGCTTATCTATTGTTAAGCTCTCGGCGAACTTCCGTGTCGCCTCAGAACCGTTAAGATCTTGAAGGATATTAAACGGATCTATCGTTCGGACGTCTTTCTGCACAAGATCAGAGATCGCAGCGTAGACACACTGATTATCTCTGTTTACAAAATGATTTGGAAGAAGAAAATCGGCGTAATAATAAAAATCCGGCTTGCGAATCAGCGTCGCAATGATGCCGGCCTCACTTTCGAGACTATTGATATCCTCTAATTTGATAGAGCCGTCACCTCCTGTTTAGTTATAATAGCAGCACTTCTTATTTACGCCACAGATATAGCGGCATGAAAAATAATCCGGATGCGGAAGGAAGTCTTCTGCGTTTTTGATCTCTTCGATATGCCGTTTTGTCCAGTCGAGCGCTTCGTTATACGCTGTTTTACTGAACGGCTCTTCAATCAGCTTGTTTGTACGGAAACTGTTGAAGCAAAGTATCGAGGGATATTCCCCGTATTTTTGTTTAACCGCCGCTGCATATACATACAACTGCCTTAGCATATCGTCGAGAAGCTTATCTCCGTCTGTCGGTTTCTTCCTTTTGCTTCGCGCTTTCATCGTCTTTGATTTATGATCTGTGATCACAAACCCATCCTTTGCTTTACCAAGATGGTCTATAAAGCAGATAAACGGAATACCGTCAAGATCAAACCGTATTTTCTTCTCAACCGCTATCGTTTCATACGGAAGCGGGCGAAAATTCTGTAGATAATTTTTCGCCGACGCGACGTAATTGCGGACGATTTTCTGATCCGGCAGAGTTCCGCCGACAACGCTCTTATATTCAAAGAGAAAGGCTTCAAGCAACTCATCTTCTCTGAGCAAACCAAGGTAATATCTTGCGAGAATATCATGTATGAGCGTTCCGTAGGAACTATAGAACTGTTTTTCATCCGGAAGATTTTTAATATATTTCAAAAACCACCGATAGGGACAGTCTGAGAAGGCTTTGACTCTGGAATAGCTCCATGTCATGTCCTCTATCAGCGGCTTGTAAATCAGATCAGACATCCCGATCAGAACGGGAGATCCGTATCGTTGTCGTCGACGCCTTCATCAACGGAGTCAATACCGCCTCCGCTCGGCGCAGAAGCGCTTACGGCATTCTGACCGCCGGAACTCTTTGTCCCCGGTACGAAGGAGATTTTATCGACGACAATTTCCGTCGCCTTACGTTTCGCGCCGTTGTTATCTTCATAGGTGCGCGTCTGGATCTCGCCGATCACCTGAAGGACGTTGCCCTTAGAGAAATATTTCCCAAGGAACTCCGCCTGCTGTCTCCACGCCACACAATCGATAAAGTCTGTCTGTTTCTCTTCTCCCTGTTTTGCGTAACCTCTGTCGACAGCGAGTGTAAAGCGACAATACGCTACGCCGGACGACGTTGTTTTGACCTCAGGGTCTGCCGTAATTCTTCCTGTTTCAATTGCAACATTATTTGCGTTCATTCATGATTCTCCTTTAAAAAGTGTTCTTTGAATTCTGACAGGAGCTTTGCTGCGAGCTCCGGGTCGTCGATCTTTTTATAATTTCCACCCTTAATATACTTACCGGCAAGTGATTTAACCGCTTCCGCTTTGTCGGCGTGGTCGTTCAGGTATGCTCTGACAGCTTTGTCAAACGTCTCGATGATGCCAGCGGCGATTTCCGCGTCTTCCGCTTTCTCCGCCTCTTTCTGTTTGCTGCGGTAAGCATCTACGTCGTTATCCTGTGCGATCTGGAAATAGCTTGTAAGGAAATACCGTGTACAGTATGTAAGGCCGGAACCGAACGCCTGGGACGGATCGCCCTGTTCCCCAATTACCGTCCACGGAACTACGATCTTGTCTTCGGGATTGTCGTCATCGACCCATGTGAACGTCATTTCTGCGTTGACAAGAAATTCTGTCGTTGTTTGGTCAAAGTGCTTGCCGACCTTATCGGTTTTTGTGGTTACAATTGTTTTCTGATCGACGACGGTCGTCCCCGGCACGATGCCGGGAATAAGAGACACGCCGTAGTTTTTCATACCAGCCGTAACCTTTGCAAGAATCTGAGTGATCTCGGCATAAGAGTAGTTATACCCCTGTTTGTTCTTCGCGACCGCTCCGGAAATCGACCGGATCTTTGCGAGTTTCTGCACCAAATTCAGTTTTTGTTCTGTATCTTTCATGATACCTCCGATAAAAAATGATATCTATATAAACGGCTTACGCCTGATTTGCAAGACCTGACGAACCGTATTCCTCAACAAACTTACGCCCTTCTTCTGTGAGGACATACGTCTCGTCCGGATCAAAATAATTATCTTTTGCGTCTTTGACAGCATCTATTACCTCGTCCATAGTATAGGACTTGGTGTATTCGACGATTTTCTCACCGTCAAATACCTTCAGGTTCATATCGAGCGCGACTGTGTGTTCCGGGATCTCAAAAACCGCATACTCGCTGGTAAGCTCGACTACGGTTTCGGTATGTTCGTTTTGCATTAATGACTGTTGCCTCCTTTAGTCGACTACATAAATCAGGTTGTCAATATAAGCCCGTCCTTCGCCTTTGAAAATCGGGATCTCAGTATCAACGACCCACTTTGTTCTCTCCGATCCTTCGACCGGTTTCCTTACGCAGCAGCTTCCTCGTTTCAAGTGCGTAGGATAGTCGTTCCAATTGATATCACACTGCGTCATAAGCATGTCCTGAATATCGTTGCATGATTTCCCGTGCAGTTGTGAGTGAGAGAAGTATACTTGTCCAACCATCTGAATTGAATTCCTCGTGGCGTCATTCTGCCTCCAAAGAATGTTGTTGCATACTTCTTCTTTTGGGATGTTAAAGCATCTGGCGTCAAACATCGCGCCTTTACGAAGAGACCGATTATAGGTTTCTTGCAATAAAAGGTCACGTTTTAATTTTTCATCTGCCGATCTTTGTAAATATCCTAAGTAATCAACTGGAAATTTTTCTTCTTTCCATTTAGTAATGTTGGCGGCAAACAAATTATTGAACGCCATCGTCGCCATGCTTGCGGCGATACTTGCACACTTCTGGATGTTATAATCAAACCATGAACTTGTTTCGAGTTTCTGATAGTCGACAAGCACCAATGTGATTTCGTCTGATTGCGTATAGCCAAGGACGCAGCCATGAATATTTTCGCAAAGATACTTCATGGTTTCCTGCATTGTTTCCACAAGGATATCGTCGAACGGTCTTTGAAACCCGCGTGTGAACGTATGGAACGACTTTCCGTCGAGTCTGATGATCACCGGCATTCGCGGGATCAGATGCGTTCTTGTGATGTATTCATACTTCTTCATTCGGTCGCCGAGATCGTCAGGTTTGTTTCCCATATTTTCCCCCATGTTATTTCTTTCGTTCCCATGTATCCCATGTACCATACCCACATGTCGGGCACGAACACCAATAGCCGAAAGTCCATTCTCCGTCACTGAATGGTCGCAGAGCGCGATGATATTCACGTTGGTTTGCATCAAAAATGCATCCGCATTCAGGGCAGATAAATCTTTTATACGAATTTTCAATCATACCTTCTTGTATGATCCTCATGAGCACTCCTCCAATATTACGATTCTTCCTTCCGGCGACACCTTGAAATCATATGACGTTCCACAGTTACGGCAATACACCATGGCGTCGCCGTGCTCATAGTGTACGCGGGCTCTTCTTTTTGCGCAAACCATGCCGTTCCTGCTGTTTATGTCGTAAATATCACCGTAAGAGCCGACTGATTCATAAGAAAGCTTTGAGCCGCAGTTCGGACATTGATAGTTTGACATTCTGTTTTCACACCCCTATCACCATCAGTGAATCAAAGATTGCGGAGTAGTCATTATGGTTTGGAATACCGCCACGCATATTGATATCGTTGACTCTGGAGGCCACTTCGCAGATGTCGTTTTCAATATGCTCAAGCCGTTTTGTTAAAGCCTCGATTGCATCAGCCGCGTCTTTGGCGAGATATTCGGAGCAGGTACTGAACCCTTTTGTGCAGAGTTCTTCGTCGCTGATATAGTACGCGCATTCGTCGCAGCTATGGCCGCACCCCTGATGTGCGCGCAGGCTGCAGATCAGCTTTTCATAATCATACATATCGTTTTACCTCCGTTATCGCCTGCCGGCGTCATCACGATAAATCCCGCTTCTTGCTACGCTTCGCATGTTACGACAAGACAGATCCTTTCTGAACGCCACGTTAAAATCCGCAGTGTATGCGAATCTGCTGCCAAAATAGACAAAACACGGCTGGTCAACACATAACGGAATAAAAACATAGGTCGTCGCCGTTGTCACTGCCTGGCCGCCGACGCCGCCGAATCCGAGTGTAGTATCTCCCCACGTTTGGTCAAAACAAATGACGTCAAAATCGTCAACGAGAACCCTTTCCCCCGTGTGCTCAAAACGATACGGGAGATCTCTTTCGATTGCAAGAATGTCCTGCGCCATTCGTGTTAATTTATTACTCATAAACTCTCTCCCCACAATCCGGACAGTATTTTGGTTTTCCGTAGGTTTGCCAACTACCACAGAAAGGACAATAAAACCTTCTTCGAAATAGAGGATTGCAGTCTTCGACGACTCTCTCGTCCCAGACTCTCTTCTTTTCACATACGTCTTTCACGCTAACTTCTACTGTCGGGGCGTTATCTAAAAAACCGAAAAACTCATACCATGTTCCGTCTGGGTAACCCCTGATATCACCCTGTACAAGGTCTGACATTGACCGTTCAAAAGCATCCACGTCAACCAGTCTCATGCAATTCACCTCTTATGATGTAATCGTCAACACTTTTCTTGCTCAGGCAGATTTCATCTCCCTTTCCATTTTCCTTCTCTGTTTTGCCTCTTCGTTTCTCATGGTTCGATATTCGTTATACATTGCTCTGTACTCGTAGCTCGGACCGAAGATATTCCATGCTGCCTTCACGAGATTCGGTTCATATGGGCGAATCAGCTCCAAATCTGCTACGGCTCTGGAAGAAATAGGACAGCCGCAGCAACCTGTCCTCTCAAGCCCATATACTTCGTAAGCGTCAGAATACTTTATCCCATACTGTTCCTTGTACCATGCTTTATCTCTGTCTGACACATAGTACAACGGGCGAAGCCTAAACGATCCGTCAGCAGATTCTGTAAAACACATCGTAGTACAGTCCTTTCTTGGAACAGACCGCATGCCACCCTCGTCTCTGCGTTCCCCTGTAATAACCATGTCATAGTCTTTTTGTACTTCATGCGCAACATTTTTTTTGCAGTACGTACAGCATTTGTTTGAAACCTTAAAAGGAATTGGATTAAGTTTAATAAAGTCCAACATATATTTCGACGAGTTGATTACAAGCTGGATGTTTGGTCTTGGTTCTCCGGCGCTGTTACAACAGCAGAGGAAGTTGATCGTTGCTTCAGACTTCGGATATCTTTGTTTTAACTCTGCTCGTTTTGCAGGTTTATCCTCTGCGTTTGCATACTCATCAGCAATTGACAGAGGGATGCCTTTGTTTTGAACACCTTCGAGGCCAGCCGACATTATCTTTGAAACGAACGGCAGCCCAAACTTTCGCGATGCCTGAACAATGTTGATTTTTGGGCGATATGTTTTTATATCGACGCCATATTGTTCGGCTACTTCTTTAACATGCCTTTTTGTCGCCTCCATCTCAAGACCGGTATTGAAAAAGCAATATTGTACCGGAGGAAGATTAAAAAGCTTTCTCGTACTTTCAATTAAGTGCAGCATAATATCGCTATCGCTTCCTCCTGAATACGAACAAATCGCATTCGGATGTTCCATCAGCCGATTCGCAATAATGCTTTGAATTGCCCTAAATTTTGCAGGAGAATCATAATCTGCATACTCCGGACGGTCCGTATAAACCCTACTCTTAAACTCTTCTTTACTCATTTAACACCTGTACCAAATGCAAGAATCGCGTCGATAGAATCAATAATTCCTTTCGCGTAATCTCCGTTCCTTTCTGATATTGTGGTTTCATAATAGTTCACAAGAACTGCGTCTATGAGCCCCAGCTTTACTTCGTCTGAAATTTCAGGCTTCATATTATCCCTCTCTTCATTTTGTATTTGATGGACTGTCTACCCAACCGTACTCGATATAATCAAACTGGTCAAAAACATCCGGTATGAAGACGCCTACCCAAAAATTGTCCTGATATTCCTTATATAGTTTTAGATCTCTATTCCATTCGTAAATCTTACAGTATAATTCTTCTTTTGCGGCATCGTCTTCTGTTTTACAAATGACATGATCTCTTAGATGCGTAATAGCGTCACGTTGTTCTTGCCACCGAGAAACATTGAGAGATATACCTATCCGAGAAAAAATAACGAAGATAAAGCACACTATAAGAACGATTGTGATAAGAGCCTTAGCGATGGACACGTTGTCTGAGATATCTGAAAAAACGCCGTATTTATTATCCACAAATTTACTGACGACAACGGATAACACAAACAACAATAGTATAACAACAAGTAGCATTCTATTTCTCCTTTTGGTTATTACAAACAATTTGTCTGCAGCTATCAACGTAGCGCTGCCGCGCTTCTGCTTTTGTATAACCGTAGTATTGCTTTACACCCTCGATGCCGTAGACAACCCATGCGCCGTGGATGTTTTTCGTCATGAAAAAGATTTTCCCGTTACACATCATTAAGCCCCTCTTGGATTTCTTTTTTTTGCGTTCGCGCGGGACGCTTTCTTTGCCGCGTGTTTATCGTTTCTGAGGACGGTCAGCCTGTGATGCTGACAACAAAACAACCTGCAGAACCGGTCGATACCGTAGAGTTTTCTGTAATAATTTCCTTTCATTCCAATTTCCTCGCTGTGATACAAACGTCGCCGTCCGGCACGTTTTGAAAACCGATTCTGGTATTCACGTTCATTGTTCTGCGGACGGAGATGACGCTTCCGTCTCCTTTTCCGCAAACAACATCGTCGCTTTCTGCGGTTATATCGCAGCTCTCCGGATACACCCGCTGGGTGTACAGCACGCCATTATATCTGAAACTAAGATAGAACGGTTCTTTTGTATCGAAGTCGATTGTTGACATATCAAAATATACCGTGCCGCAATATGGACAGCGATTAATTCCTATCTCATACGGAGCGCCGCAGTTCGGGCAGTTGCGACCCTTCAAAACGATCGCTCCTTTCAGTCTTTTGCAGTGATCTTGACACCGGGAACCATCTCGGGAAGGAAGTTAAGCTCGTATGAATATTTGGAGACATTGGTTCCGCTCAGATCCTCGACCGTGTAAGTTGTCCACTCATTCAAATAAATAAAATGCTTTGTATATGTGTGATCCGGAAGCTCACAGACAACCGCAAGCTCACTATGATCGTTGTTTTGCAGAGAGAACGTGCCGGTGAGCTGGTACAAAACCTTGTCAGTTCTGCAGTTGATGACCGTAATACGCCGGACTACATTAAAATAATCCGCTTCTTTGGATACGTTGTACGAAACGCGCTCACTCTGCCGACATGCGGTAACGGCGAACACAACGCCGATGAGGACGAGAATACAGACGATGGAATAAAAGATTCTTTTCATTCACAAAACTCCTTTGATTTTTTTATATATTAAAAAACCGGTTACGCCGGTCGATTGCTTAGAATAATATGACGTTTGTGCACTGACTTACGACAGTAAGATATAAAAACAGCACCCCTTGCGGAGTGCTGTCGTTTGTAATTGAATACCATGTTATCCGGCAGAACTTTCAAACTCAACGATCTTGCTGTTCACAAGATAATTGTTCGTTTTACTGCCGAGATTCAGTTTTCGATAGGCGTCTTCGATTTCTTCGTGGGTGATGCCTATATAGTCAAGGGTCTGCGCCGGCGTAGAATGCCCGAATATTTTTTGAAGTATCAGAAGTTTACGATTATCGTTATCCGCCATCATCATCTGATGATATCCGAACGTTTTTCTGAGGGAGTGCGTTGAAATTTTACAGCTCAGCCCAAGCGTTAGCGCTACCTCTTTCAGCATTCTGTCAATCGCCTGAACGGACAGAGGTTTCCCAGAATTTTTCCCGCGATTGGACTCGCTCCTGAACATAAAGTCGCTGAGTGTGACGCCCGGTGTATTTTCGAGATACAGTGTCACCGCTTCGATCACTGCGTCATTAACCGTAATATACCGGTTCTTCTTTTTCTTTCGCGTGTTCCTCGTCTTTTTTTCAAACACCGGAAAGCTATCCCTGAAAGCAAAATTCTCGTTGATCAGATTGGAAAACCGAAGCATACGAAGATCGGAAACCCTTAATCCAAAATTAATACCAACGATAAAAAGCATGTTATCACGATATCTTTTTTCTGAAATCAGATACTCAGAGATTCTCGCGATATCATCGAGATTTTTGATCGGTTCTGCAGCATGCTCGACAGCAAGCTCCTCCTCGACATCTTCCGTCGCCGGCGCAATCAATCCCTCTGATAGTCGACGCGTTGAATTTTGCTTCAGCGTCGCAACGTTTATTTGCGGCGAAGAAAACTGAACAATTGCCATACTGACGCCTCCCTTTGATTTCATAATGGAGCTCCCGAAGGGATTCGAACCCTTGACCTACGCATTACAGGTGCGTTGCTCTTCCGACTGAGCTACGAGAGCATGCTATTGAGGGATCTTTTTCTCTGCGTGGTCCGGTGGTGTATCACAGACGAGATTTGTATCCGACCGTCGCCGGGCTCCTCTCTGCGGTTCCCCTGCGGTTCCCGCCATCCGTAATACCCTCCCGTGCAGAGCGGGGAAGTAATCCCCCATGAGTGCTGAAACACAACTTCCGTCATCCGGAATGACTATGCGTTCCGCAGTCGGATTCGAACCGACACTTACCGAGGAACGGCTGCATTACCGATTATGCCATACGGAACATGGTGCTATTTTACTAACGATAAGTCTGAAGAAAAACCGCTTTCGCGGTCTTGTTGTTTTATCAGCCAAGGAACGTTTTCTTCCATCTGTTATAGTCGTTTTTCATATGACTGGCCGTTGACGATATTTTAGCAGATATGTCTTTTTTCGAGTATGGTTTTTCCTGTATATCCTGTAAGAGAGATTCTCTTGCGACATATCGAAAGTCAACATCTTCGCCGGCCATTTCTGCCTGAAAGGCACGGTAAAACACGCCGGAGATCCATGCTGCATGATAACTGATATTTGGATATTTGGCTGCAACCTCATCTGTTAACCCCCTTCTGCAACGAGCGAGTCCGTTCATGAATCTGGTAGTTGTCAACGAATCTTTTACATCAATATTGTTTTTTGTTTCAAGCCCGCGAAGTAAGAAGTCTCCCTGGACACGGTTCCTTTTATACTCACATTCCGGACATTTGTGCAGATAAATAAAGGAACTATTGTTTACGCAGGTACGAAATGCGTTAATAGCTTCGCGATAAATCGGATACGTCCTTTCGGCACCGCAATGGCGAAGTTTGATTGTCATCGTCTTAAGGTCAATGTCTGTCGTTCTTAAATACCTTGCGTCGTACTCAAAAACTCCACTAAACGCAAGCCACAGATAGACCTTCAACGGAGCCCTTGTTGTGTCGTCACGCGCATCGATTACATTGTCGATATAGCTTTTCATGTGTTGCGGGGTTCGTACCGTTCTGTTCCTCATTTTTTCGACGCCGCTCTTGTCTACATGCTTCAGTGCGTCTGTCACGTTGTTGTCGCCGTTATGATAGCACCAATCGAAATACTTTTCAAGCATATGAATGTTTTCGTTCTTACCCCAACTGCGAAAACCCATGATCTGATCTACAACCTGCTGCATCTGATCAACGTTCGCGTGGCTGATGTCAGTATCCCAACTGTTTTCAAATGGTTCTGTTTTTCCGAAGAGGCGTTTGAACCCTTTTGTTTGCGCCTCATTCTCCGCTGTTTCGCTGATGAACCTCGACTTCAGATCCTCGTTGAACATGAATGTACCCCCTTGCTATCATCAAAAGCGTTGTTCCGAGGAGTAGTATATCATGGAATGAATAATTTGTCAATAATAATATAGCACAATACAAAATTATTATTTTTCACATGGCATTATCGCCGTAACGAAATACTTGACTTCGTTTTCCGGGTGTAAACAATTCTCACACACAATGTGTACATTCATCCTCTTTTGATCACCTATTGAATTTATGGGGCTTACGCGCACACATACTACATACAAAATCGCAAACTCCGCTGCGTCTCCATACAACCGGATAATTCTGCTATGCCGGCCTATCTCGATGCGATCAAACACGATCCGGAATGTGTGCTGAAGAGATGTGAGCTCTTCGCACTGATCATCCGCATTGAATTCATACTTTGCCCCTGAAAGGCTTCCGTTGCTGCAAAGTTCTGAAAATTCACTAAGCGAAAGTGTTTTCAAAAATTCTTCCTCCAAAAATTATATTCTTATACGAAGACACTTGACGAATTAACAACAGCGTGATAAAATATATTTGTGCGGGAGGTCAGACCCGTACTACCTACTTTCCGCTGACATCTTCGGATGTCTACGGCTCCGCAGGGGCGCAACCCCCTGCGGTTTTTTTGTTTTTAAATCCTACGCTCCGTATTACATCAGCATCAACAAACAGAACAAATGTTCTACTTGTAATATACACTTTTGTTTTACGTTTGTCAATAGTATTTTTACAGAAATCTGAAAAATCCGAGATACTGTCCGTTAAATGCCACTTACTGCCTCTATAACAGAGTTCAGGTTCTCTATTTGCTCTTCCAGCAGCTCGACGATTTCTTCCATCCTCTGAGATCTTTCTGTCCCCGAAAAGCTTTCCGGTATATTGTATAAACTATCTTGTTCCTCGTCTAATACATCCTGCATACGGCTTGCTGCGTATTCGAGTTTATCGACTGCGTCAGTGAGTTTTTTTCTTTTTCTGTCGTTCATTGTGTTCCTCTCCATCATAGTTTATTATTGAATCAAATTCAAGAGGGCTTTTCCCCTTGTGAATTTTTTCCAAAGATCCGTCGTCGGAAACCTTGTAAAGGTAATAATAATCACCTTGCTGTTTGTTCGTTATTACGTATGAAGGCTCGTGTGTGTCCGGAAGCAGCACTGTAACACACACGGCTTCTCCTCTTGGAACTTTTATCAACATGGCTGTAATGATTTGATACAAGACGCCAGTTTTTTAGCGGCCTGTACTGTTTCCGCTTCGGTATTATATTTTGAAAATGAAATACGAATAGACGATCTGGCCTCCTCCGGTGACAAACCCATAGAGAGCAGCCCGGAACTCGGCGTTTGTGAACGCGATTTGCACGCTGACCCGGCAGAAATGCAAATCCCAAACGAACCCATCAAAAGAAGAAGCGTTTCCCCGTCGACGCCGTTAACACGGATGTTTAAGATCTTTCCATGATGAACAATAGATTGCCCGTTTATCATTACGGCATCTGATAAACCGCACTTTTCGAGTTCTTCCGTAAGCGTCGTGTAAAACACCTGACGGAGTGTTGATATGTGAATATCGTTTTCGTGCATGGTTGACTTCGCTATCTCCGCAGCCTTACCGAACGCTACGATTCCCGGCACGTTTTCCGTTCCTCCGCGAAGTCCCCATTCCTGCCGTGCGCCGCCGAGGATCAAAGGAGTCAGAACGCTTTTGTCACGAACGTATAGGGCTCCAACCCCTTTGATGCCGTGAAGTTTATGCGCCGACATGGACAGGAAGTCACACCCGATTCTCTTAACGTCGATTGGATATCCACCGGCGGCCTGTACGCAATCGGTATGGAAGAGAACGCCCTTCTCTTTACATATTCTTGCAATCTCTGCAACGTCGTTCTCCGCGCCGGTTTCGTTATTCACAAACATCACTGACACAATACCAACGTCTTCGCCGGATATATCTGTAAGCTCGCTGTAGTTGACTGTCCCATCCTCATTTACAGGCAAAAACCGTGCATAAAATCCGTATTTTGCACAGACATCTTTTACCGGACCGAGGATACTCTCGTGCTCTGATTTGTCTGTAATGATACACTTCTTATGATGAATTTGCATGTATTTTGCGATTCCATGAATGACCGTATTGTTCGACTCCGTTCCGCCGGACGTAAAGACGATCTGCGACGGCTCCGCGCCGATCAGCGCGGCGACATTTTCACGAGCCGCTTTGACCGCGTCGGCGGCGTACCGACCGAAGGGGTAGGTCGCGCCCGGATTTCCGTATTCCGTAAAAAGAAACGGTCGCATTGCGTCGATCACACCGGGGTCCGGCTTTGTTGTGGCCGCGTTATCGAGGTAGATCATTTGTATCAACTCCTTCCGAACAAAACCTGACGTATTCCAGGCATGATTCCCGACTCAATTCGTCGTAGGCGCCATAGCAGCGTTGCGTGCCGCACAAACTGCAATGATCTTTGTAAAACCGTTGCAGCATATCCTCGTCCGGCTTCTCTTTTACCGGCCAGCTATTCTTTTTTCTGCAGATATGTTCGGCAAACGGCTCAAACATTTCGCCGCAGCTCATACATTTGACGACGGTAAAGCAGTGGCAGGGTGGGTATTTCGGATTATCCCGGATTCCGTCATCACTTTTGTTCTGCGAGGCTCCCATCAGAACACTCCCCTTCGAGTTTACTTTTATACGATGTATAATACATATCGCGCAGAGAGCAGATGTCTTTCGGAATCTCCTCCGGCGGTGTTTCGGCGCGAAGATTTTTGATCCACGCATAGAACTCGTTTGCGAGCGGCGTTGTGAGCCCGGCTGTCCGACGCGGATCGATATACCCCTTCTTGATGGTCTCGTGAGCGATTGACCGCATAAACTTCCAGAAGTTATAGTAGGACAATTTCAGCTTCAGCATATACCCATTTGCGTCCTCGACAACAAAACCTTCGATATACTGTCCTTCGTATTCATAGTCTGGTTCGAGGACAACACGGTACCAATCCACGAATTCCTGCCAGGAACCAATGACACAAGCCCGTTCTTTATATTCCAGCCCAAACCTTTTCGCAAAGCTCTGTACTTCTTCATACGGCAGTTTTTGGAACGCAAGCTGATTCTTGATGATGTCGAGAAGGATCAACTGGCTACCGTTATATTTGATAATATGGGGATCATGCTCGGTATCGATGCACTCAAACGCCAACGTGACATCTTCGCGTTTGAGGTATTCTTTGATTTCGGTGACCTCTTTTTCTGCCATAGACGCATAGAACATATCGCGCAGCCACCCGGCGAACTCAGCCTCCGGATTTGACTTTGTTGTAATGAATAAGTCGTCGGTCTCGTCATTATACGATACAAGCCCGAGGAAACCGTTTTCTTTTACGTATGCTGTCGCCGGGAATTCGAGCAAAGAGCCGAGAGACTCAAGCTTCGTCTCTGGCCGATCACCAACACCGAAGAATTTTTGATATCCTCTGCAGACAACCTTCTGTTTCGGGATATTGATATAGAGCCCTCTTGCCTTGATAGTCTGGGCATTCCACACCTGATCATAAAAAGCCTGCCTTGTAAAATTGAAGGACGAAATATTACCAAAAGACTTTTCCTGAATGTATCTGTTCTTACGGAGCTCTATAATCGTATTACCAACGTCGCTCGTCGCGTTATTTGTATCGATTGTGTAATACTCCGGTTCTTTATAAACCGTGTTCTGTATCTCGTGCGTAACGAATTTACCGTTCGGATCGATGGTTACAGCGCGGAGACAACCGCCGAACTCAACGCGCCCCTCCAGATTAAAACACTGCGCGTTGACTCTGACGGGAAGACCTTTGACGTTCCTGTGCCCATGGATCTGATACAGACAGTCCCCGCATTTCATTCTGAACGTCTCGTCTGTAACCAGGTCGTCTTCATATGTTCCGGTTCCCCTGATCATCTGACTCGAAGGTATTTTTGTGACGCAATACGGGACTCTTGAAAGACCGCCGTGCGTAACAATGAAAAACTTATCGTAATATCTGAAATAGGCACACTGACCGAGCTTGCGATAGAATTTACGCGCGTCTTTCTTATCGATCCCGGCATTTTCAAGCTCCGTTTTTGTACACAGCTCAAACTCTTTGGAGTCCGCAACGACGCCGTTTGCCCACTTCCACAGCCACCGCTCGTGGTTCCCTTCGAGCAGATAGACGTTCGGCTTTTCATAGATGGAAAACAGGAATCGCAGCGTTTCTGCGTTTTCGATTCCGCGATCGATATAATCTCCGGCGAAGATGTAAAGTTCGTCATCGTGAAAACCGACCTTATCGAAGAATGTCTTGAGCGCTGTTGCGCACCCGTGAACATCGCCGATGACATGCACCTTTTTGTAGGTGGAGAAATCCTGTGGCTTCAACCAGATTTTATCAAGCTCATCCGGCGATATCACCGTAATACCGGAAGGAATCTTTTGCGTTTCAAACCGCGCGTACTGATTATCGATCACAGATTCAGGCACTTGTTTGTACTGCGGGCGATTTTTATTCCGCTCTTTCACAACGTCGATCGGAATATTTGTGAAATCAACGATGTAACAGCGGTAACGATATCGATCACAGTATTCTTTGTACCGCTTCATCTCGCTTGTCTTGGAATTTGTGGCGTCGATGACGGTAAATTCCCCGTTCCGCATACGCTGTTCGAGAATGCGGAACAGAATTTCCCAGACAAACTTATCGTTGGATTGAGAAATTCCGTAGGTGCCGTCCGGTTTCAATTCTCTGGATGCCGTCATCATACGGATATTATCTGCGGAAAGCGCATACTCACTCAGCCCGTTACGGTTGACCCATGTGGATTTCCCGCAGCCGGGAGCCCCTCTCATCAGAAGCAAAACTCTCATTTTTGGTTTCCTTTCGTTCTAAAAATCATAGCACTACAACATTTCATTAAATCCTGAAAAATCGTTGTGCCGCAACAAGAAACAATGGGTAATTAATTTTAATGCTCGTTGAAAACAACCTGTTCTCCGCGCCTTAAAACCCAACATCCTGCGTCGGTGACGGCACATTCCGTACAGTTGCCGCTGCACTCAAACGCATTTGCGCCGGCGGTTGTTGTTCCGTCTTTGTATCTGACGTGTGCTTCTGGAAACTCGTGCGGATTTTGAATCGGAAACCCCTTCCACACGCTGAAAATTAAGTGGAGGTTTTCCGGGATAACCAGACCGGTTTCAACGGCCTCGTTTACAAGATCGTATCTCTTCGTAAAGCAAAGGATCTGACAATGCCTGTTCCGTCTTGCGATGTCCACCATATGTTCGAGATATTTATATCCAAGAGGAATATCTCCGGACACATGGAATCTAAAAAATCGAGACATCATAATTGACGCCTCGACTTCTCTCCAATATGTAGCAGGATCTGTTTGAAGAATCTCAAGATTCTTACGGTATGCATCTCTGACTGATGGCCGAAGACGCGCAAGTTTGTTCGCGTAGCACTTGATGGTACACGGACACCCTTTCGGGCACGTCAGAATCGACGGCAGCGATACGCTTGATATCGACCCCATCTTCGAATTACCATGACTGATACTGATGTTCATTTTTGACAGACCTCCTTTATCACTTCCTTCGCCGCATATACACGGTGTTCATACTCCAGTTCGAAAATTATGTCCGGAATGGAATTTCTGTAAACTTCTGCCATTTCGTCGGTCAAAGACAAGAACTGCTCCGGCGTGACGCCGTATAAAAGCAGTACTTCTTCATCGTCATATCCCTCGATCAGATCTGCCATATCCGCTTTGTCGAATTCCCTCTCCTTTGCAACATACGCCTGAAACAATTCTGACGAAGTCAGATCGAGCGTAATTTCGACTCCTTGAATCGTCCTTGTTATTTGCATTGTATAATCCCCTTCTGTTTATTTTTGCAACCTAAATGTATTTGCCTGCCGGCGGGCGGAATTGTTTTCTGGCCTTGATTACTTGCTTGAAAGTTGTTTTCGTGATCGATGTTTCCGTGTGGACTTTCCAGATGAGTCCGGATCAATTCCCTCGCAAGATAGCGTGGGCAACTTCCCCGCCTGTTCAGTTCTCCGACTTTCTTCTTTAGAGATTTTTTTTTTGGTACGACTGGGTGATTCGAGGTGTTGCACGAGTCTTAGAATCTCCTCAGATGGGTCCGGCGCGTGCACCTTCCTCCCGCCGTCCGTCTTTTCCCTATCAAAACTTTACTCTGGCTAATAGCACGGAGCCGTTCAATGAACGAATTGCGTTACAAAAATAAACTACATTATTTAACAGTTTTCTTTATTTCCGGCTGCAGTCTCCAATTACGAAGTGTGTCTTCAATTCTGGTTTGCAGATAGCCGTAGTCTGTTCCGTAGATGTTTACCGGTATTTCGTCCGGATCATTATTCGGATCTTCGTAGTATTCCGGATTTTCAATCCGAATGCCCTTGTCGTCAAGGAAATCTTCAAAGATGTCGATTATTTGTCCGACGAATTCAGCAGTCGCGTTTGTATCAGAAGAAGTCATATAAACACCTCCCGGCTTTATAAATAGCCTTATCTATTTCTTTTGCGCCTTTTCTTCCAAGATAATCCCGCTTGCAGCGGTTCCATGTTTCAATCTCATTATCAACGCCATAGCCATAGATGATCGTGTAGTGGTTCATCCCGATAGAAACCTTCATCTGATAAACGTTGTATCCGAGATGTTTGATATGGAACCTTGCTCCGTTCATGGAAAACCGGACAGAAACAGCGTGGTTATCTTGAAGCACACCGCCGTCACACCGTACCGCACCAGAGAAACTGCGTAACGGATCTGTATTTCCGACTTCATAAATATCAGCGTATTGCTTGTAACAATGTATCATCAAGCCGTTTTCAAAATAGATCTTCGGGTATAAAAAATCTTTGCAAACCCGACGTCCGTTCATCCAAACCATGACGCCGTAATCAATCGCGGCCATAGTACACCTCCGTCAGTCCCACCATGCCGACATTGTCGCTGTGATGCCGTCGCCATCATAATATGAGTTTAACTCGTCGGCACTTTTACAAAACCTGATAAAGTCACTTGCGTCTCTGATGTCCGGTGTGACAAGTTTTATACTATCAATACTGATCCGGTAATCGTCTCTTTTAAGAGACACCGCGTAGCCGCCATATGTTACAAGTTTATGCCTCTTGCCAAATGAAAGAAGAAGTTTGATTGTTGGCGCGTAGTTTTGCATATCACCAGGATCAGCGAACCTACGTTCGACCAGTTTTTCGAGTTCTTCTACGGATAAATCTTCAAACCGACGGATTCCTCCCCAGTATTTGCTCTCCTCATAATCGCCGAACAGGATTATGTCCCGCTCGGCGACGTTTTTGTTATAATCAAACATTGTTTACCTCCATTCACCAATACCAAAACTCACCAGGGTGTACAACATCATATTCCGTGCCGTCAAAACGAACAACAGAATAGGTATTCCCTCCGAAAGAAATATATTCTTCATCAAGTTCATTCAAATTGTCAGCAGGAGCAGATGATGTCTTGATGTTAAAAACCTCTCCTGTGTCAAGATCAACCTGACAGCCGGTAGTAACCGTTGTTCATCCGTCCCACACCGACGTAAATTCTGCGTCGATTACTTTATTGTGCATGTTCAAAACCTCACTCACCTACGGTTTCAACGACCATCTGTCTGACATCGTAACGTGGGTTCGCCGGAACGACGGTCGTTTTAACCTCTGTGTTGTTAACAAAATTATAGATCGCGTTCTGAGTGCCGAGATAAATCTTTCTGCGATCGATGTTCATCCGGCGAGCACGCGCATCATCCAACTGACGGCGCCAGTTCAATACCGCACGAATGTTGTTGTTTTCGCAACCGACGATATCTGCGTCGTAAAACACATTGAAGAATCTTGCGATCGACACGGCATCGACACCGCAATACAGAGCTGCAACTGCTGCGGCAAAAACCTGACTTTGTCTCAAGCCTTTGGACTTCTTGATGCCAGTTTCATAGACAAGTTCGATTTGCGGACGAAGCTTCTCAAAAAGCCGGAGCGCGTCGGACGGAGAGTTACGACGTTTCTTATAACTGCAGGCGACAAGCTGATTCATCGTTGAAATCACGAAGCTATCACGAAGAAGCTTCCTGTCACCTTCGCTTTCGCCGATATTACCCATCATCATGGAATCACGAACCGATCTGGTTGTACCACGATCAATTGCCGAAACAGCGTCTTTATCGACGTCCTTTGTAACAAGGATCTGGATCGGCTGGTTTGCCATAATGACGGCAAGCAGACGCTGCTGCCCATCGATCAACGTTCCTTCTGTATCAAACGCGATGCCCTGATGCGTGAGACGGTAGTCACCGCGCTTAATGTCGCGGGCGATAGACTCAACTTCACCGACCTTAACAGTACGGTTTCTGACGTTGTGCTTGAGATATTCCTTTGCAAGCTGCGGGGTTACGTTTTCAAGATACGTGTTCATAGTTTCTCTCCTATCTTTTTTTATTTTTCTTTCTATATAAAAAAACCGCACAAATCGTGCGGTTGAATCCGATTACATATGTTTACTTGAGAGCCTGAAGAACAGGTCAGTGATCGGTATGAAGCTCCCACCACGGGTCATACTGGAACGCAACATCATACATAAGATTCTCGGTTGTCTGATCTACGAATTTTTCGCAGAAACACTCTCCATAACCGTGATCACCGAGCCATTCATTTAGAATCCTCGTGGTTTCGTTTGTGACAGGCACATACAAATCAGACTCGTGATGGTCGAGCCGGTCGCCGAACCCGGCAGCGCATAACCGCTGATATAATGTCATAACATCGAGCCTCCTTACTTGACATATGTAAAGTGAATAAAAGATTGGTACTCCATCAGGGACTCGAACCCCGAACAAACTGGATATAAGCCAGGTGCTCTCACCATTGAGCTAATGGAGCGTGAATTATATGTTGTTAAACGGTTCTACAATATCTTCAGAGTCCACAATATCCATGTTTCCGAAATCGATTTTCCCTTCTCCGCATTGATATCTAAACTCCTCAAGAGCCTCTTCTTCTGATTCCGCGTTGACGTAAAACCACCCAGTGAGAACTTCTTTATGTATAATCCTATACGTTTTCATCTTTCTGTTCCTCCGCTCCGAGCGTTTCTTTCACAAGTTCTTTTACCATCTTGGTTTTCAAAAGCCCTTTTGCCATCGTATTAACGGCGCCTGTAACGATCTCTTCTTTATACTCGGAAATAATGTCCCTGACGATATCCTTTACCCAATTTTGAAGAGGGTCGGTCTTCGGATCTGCATCTCTGTGATAGTAGAACGCCTCGAAGATTTTGTTCAGTACATCCTGCTTGATACTGTCCTTGATTTCCTGTTCCGCTTTGTCAATGATGCGTTTTCTGATTGCCTCATCATCGACGCCGATCGCGATCTGTACGATATGTTCCATGCAAAAACTCCCTTTCAAATATTAGTTTCATTATTGTACTTCTTCCAATTCCCAAGACAAATGCTGACCGCAATGCCAACAATAGAAAACTGGTTTGTTATCCGTAGTCGATGATAGTTCCACAGGATGAACAGACAACGCATACTTGTTCGTGTGGGAGTCTGTTTCTAAAGAGCATAAATGTTCCGCATTTGCAGAAAACTCCGTCTTTATAAACATCGGATAGTTCAGGCGAGATCTCAGGTATTGATCCAAACCCGACGGTTATAAGATCTTCGTCTGGAATCTGTCTTCGATCTGTATAGATGATTGGGCGGTCGTATATTTTATTGGCATACTGAACCGCCTCTCCCATTGTTCCAAATGATATTTCGATCCTCCAAAAATCACCGTTTATGGTTTCGTACTTACGATACACCTTGTACTTGCAACCCATATCAAACATACTGTACGCAACGGCGACGTTCTTGTTTTCGGATTCCCACAAAACTTCATTTCCCATGATTTTCATCGTTACCACCCTTAACTTTGATTTGTCGTTCTAAATCAAATCCTCCAATGCAGACGTAGTCAACCTGGTCGGGAAACACAATGTAAATCTTGTACTTGTTTTCCATATCAAATCGACTATAGGCTATTGCAGCCTTCTTATTCTTAGATACCCACAAAACGTCATTTCCCATGATTTTCATTTTCTTGTCAGCCTCGCTTACAAATCGTTTTGCCAGCAAACCTGCGCTGCTGCGACGTACTATCGAACTTTTTGCCAGCATGCAGCTCAAAAAACCCGCAGACGCCGACGCACTTCCAACCAGGCGGAGACGCACCCTGCCTTACGGAGACGTAGGAATCCCGTTCTCCTGTTCTGGCGTTCTCGACGACCATGCGATAGTATTTCTTCATACGACTTCCTCCTATCCGTTTTGGCGAGCGGTGCAGGACTCGAACCTACACGGAACTCTGATCGGGAGCTCCACAGACTCCTATGTCTGCGCGTCTACCAGTTTCGCCAACCGCTCATGCAAGAATCATATCACTCAACGGGCTTAATGCCACATTTTTGCAGTGCTTCATTCAGCTCCTGAATTGTTTTGATTTCGTCATTATCTCTGTCGATGGTAAAAAGAAAATCCCGGACTGTTTCTCCTGGATAAGCGACACCGCCATAAGGCGTATCATCGTCTTCGAGTACAACATCCATCACACCGGCAAGCGTTTTGTGTTGGCTTTCTTTTACGAAATCAAGAACGCAGTCAACGCTCATCTGAAATGTACGACGCTCTTCTCTTGTCATAAAAAAGATGCCGTTTCTTTCCTCGATATCAAGAAGCTCTCTCAGTTTTGAACAAAGATCTTCTATATTTACATCTTGAACATCCATTGTTATTTCTATCCTTTCTTCCCAAAAAACAGCGCACATCTGTTGCAGCAGGGAACATTTACAGGATTGTTTTCGTCTTCAAGAGGATCAATACATTTTATAAAATATTTCACCGATTTATCGGTCAAACAAAAGTGGCAGCGATATTTACCTCTGTCTTCCGGAGGAATTATTTGCATTTTAATCACCCTTCAGATATGGCAGTCAAGCGCGACAGCATAGTAGTGCTGCGGGAGCTCTTTCAGAATCGCCTTCCACTGTTGAGAAAAATCATCGATGGAACCCGGTGTAGCGTCGCTCATACCCCACCAGCCCATACTGCCTTTTTCATGCCACGCTCCGTCCGGCGTAACGAAAGCCCATGGGACACAGGACGTCACGTTTTCGAGATACCGCTCTTTCGTTCCGTAGCTGACAGAGAGCCAGTCGTGATATTCCTCCCAATTCTTTTCGTAATACTTGCGATCTTCTGCGGAAAGGGAGAGATCCATATCGAAAAGCTGAACGGCGTTCACTTTTTCACCCCTACTGTTCCGGAAGAAACCGCGAGTTCTTCCATCGGGATCCCAGTAATCCCACTTTGCGTTTGGATTTTCCCAGTAACCGCGTTTACCTGTTTCCGGATCGAAATCGCACTCATCATCCGGAACAAACTCCATGTATTCCTTTGGACAATCCCCCATGTTGTTTTCCTGATACGGCGCCATCAGTTCGCCGATCTCTTTCATGGTTGGATGCTCACAAAAAACTACGGTACAAAAGTGACTCATGTCTATTCCTCCCCTTTTTGCGATCTGCACTACTATCGTTTGGATCTCGCCATCTTTCGTTCGAGATCAAGGACTGCATCGTTCGGAGTGTTTCCCACACCAAACAATTCACGTCTTTCAGTTCCGTCTCCGCTTCGAAGCTCAGTCCACTTTTCGAGGCATGTACAATCATCAGAGCTGATCTCATATGGAACTTCGTCAGGATACATATTCCATGCTGTAAAATCCCCGCCTGAATACGTACCGCCGTACCGGTCCGACACAACCGTAAGCGGATAAATATCGGTGTAGTAAGAAGACATCACCATGGCTCCTTTCAGAATTCCGTTCTTCCCATATCAGCGACCACGGTCGCGATAACGCCTTTGACAAAATCGACGCCGTCTCCGACATCTTTCACACACACGAACCCAACGATTTCACCTAAAACGATCAACGGGAAAACCGTCATACGGTCATCTGAAAAAACGTCTCTTTGATACATCCAGTTGTCTGGCGTGTAAAACAGGAACTCCTTTTCTCGATTCGATTTGACGACACAGGTTGTGTCGTAGATCGCAAACAGAAACCCATGCGACTTCAGAGCAGAACACGCCGATTCCGCGATCGCATTCTCACCTACTGCTGAATACTTTCTCAGAATCAAACTGTCTTTTTCTGTGAAAAGTTCAAGCTGGTCTCCTTCCCGAATCCTCATAAAACGCCTGACCTCCTTCGGGATCACGACCCTGCCGAGATCGTCGATCCTGCGGACAATACCGGTGCATTTCATCACAAAACCTCTCTTTCATTTTCGGAATCGATCCTTCCGATCGCTTCCAGCATATACCTGTCGATGTACCCGGCGCAGATCCGCTCCTTTGTTCTTTTGGCGCATTCATGGAATAATTTAACATTTGAGCGACACCCCTTCGCTTCTTTACTGATACAGGCGCCGCCGATCGGGCTCCCTTTATAGAACATCATATACCCACGAGAATCATATTCGTAGTGGATATCATCGGGATTAATCATTCTGTTTGCCGCCTTTCTTTCTGCTATCGTAAAACGCCTTTGAAAGACTCGGAAGTTTAAAGCGTGGTATAATGTCTTTTTCGATAATGCCCCTGCCTTCGTACTGCTTCAGCACTTCATTCAATGTCATATACCGTGAATACAAATCCTGTAACGAATTGCAAAGTTCATTCATCCGAGGAATGATCACATTGAGTTCTGCGATGTATTCGTCCGCCGTTTGTTTTGACTTTTTCGACCCGGCGAATACACTTTTGCTACCGCATATGGGGCAGCAAACCGGTTTTAACGTGATGTAAAACTCCGCATCACAGGAATCACATCTGTATTTCTTTTTGTTACTCACGTTCATTTACCAGCCTTTCCTCTGAATGAGACCTTTGTATCAAACCCGTGGTTCTCGATCTTCTCTCTATCCGTGATACCGACAGATTCTGTCCGCTCCTGAGATTGTTTTTCAAGTGAAAAATATTCTTCGAAAGAAATGTAAATGTCAAGCGGGTCAACGACGTTTGCGACACCGGACGCCTTCAGGATCGGAATGTGTCTGTGTTCTCTGTGGCCGTCTCCGAAGGAAACCTCTTTGATATCAAGATGACGTCGTTCGATGAAGTCGTTCGCTTTTATCGCATCAATGATCACCGGTATATTTTCGATAATCGAGTCCTCGCTCATATCCCGTTTACGAAATGAATATGGCCGGTCGTAAAACCGTTTTTTGATTACAAAATCGAACTCAATAACACAAAAACTGATCAGGCAGCGTTTTTTATCGTAATTTTTCCATGTATGCAGCAAATCAAACTCGTAATCGCTTACAACTTCACACCCGCATTCATCTTTCCCGGTATCGATACGGATAAGAAGCAGCCAGAATGTGTTGCAAACCTGAAGCAGCGCGAACATATATTTTGGAATATGGAAGGATGATGAAAGCCGGAGCTCGTTCTTTACCATATCCTTCGTCAGCAGAAACGAATCCGTTCTGTCGAATGTTACAGTGGCATCGCGATATATGTTCTGAAGGTAATCGTAGAAATCCGTGTTCTTGTCTATGATCCTCACGCAAACACCCCTATTCTGTTGTGAAATAATGCACGTTTATTTCGAGATTCTCATGAGATTCATTGTATTTTTTCACGGCGTCCTGAAGCGTCTTTTCGGAAAAACCGAATTCGTTGTTCAGCCATCTGAGGGCAGATTCTTCGTCTGAGAAGTATTCATAGATGCCGTCGCCGTCGTCGATGAGGATGCGTTCGTCGAAGAACCAACCGTTGACATCTGTGTTTACAGTAAAGTCGCAACCAAGTTCCTCTGCAATATAGACGTATTGCAACTTGTTTCCTCTGTAATACTTATTCGTGATGGCATCCCAGACTTCGTTCATCGGCGACCACGCAGTTTCAGTTCCGACAGATACATGGTCGTCACAGAGCTCAAAATCCGTGATCAACCCACGACAATACACATCATTCGGGTTGAAACCGAACCCCATTACGATATTACCAAGCCAGTTGCTGCCAAACTCGTATTTCCCGACGGGTCTGTCATCCCATCGTGACTTCGACGTGAACAGCTTTAGCTTTGCGTAGAAATCATTGAGCGTCGCCTTGTCTCCGTAAAACGCATAAGATGTGCAGCACCAGTTAGGCATCGTTTTCTCCTCCCAAGATCTTGTAAAGCTCAGACATGATTGCAGGAATCACAGTTTTATTAATGCGGTCGTATTCCTCATCATTTTTTATGATTTCTTTTGCTGGATTCTCTGTGTAGTGTGCCCCTCCGCGATGAATCATGTCGGAGTATTCACGAGCAATATAGAATGACCTCATCAGCTCGACAATTTCCCAGACTTCTTTGTCTGTGAACGGTGTCTCGGCAAAGAAATCTTTGAACGCATCGTAGCCGTTCTTGTTCGGGTTGTGGAAGAAAAGACTATCGAAGTGCTGATGGGAATCAATATCCTTCGAGAGCTCCGGGAAACGGTTATTTGTATAGGTTTCCACATACCCTCCGCCCCAATACCAGCCACAGTCGAACTTTGCCTGCTCCAGATAATACCGTGTCCCGTCGGCGGTTTCACCGAGCAAATAACAATCTTTGCCGAAAGCGTGAGATTTGTATTTCTTCATAGAACCCTTCCTCCTTTTCGTTATTACAATACGGCTCGATGCCTTTCAAGCCATTCTTTTTCCTGCTGTTCTTCGAGTTCTGCGTAGGTCATTACCCTGACACTTTTGTAATATCGCCTATAGTAAGCGGCGTATTTCTGCGCGTCGCACACGTCGCAGCTTGTAACCGTCGCGATAAACCCGGCAGTGTTAAACGCGACGACGGCGACTACATCTTCATCCTTCACAGCTATCGAAACCACCGCCTTCGGTGTTGAGCGGAACGCCGCCTGTGATTCTTGTTCCGTTGAGACCGGTGTTGATCGTGAATATCGCGGACGGTTCGGACCTTGGCTTTATGCGGACTTTCTCGTACATTTCTGCCGGAAGCCCCATCAGCCAGGTGCATACGGAGTGCGTCAGGTCGATGAGCGCCGCCTCGTTTTCTTCGGTCTTGGCAAACAGAACCGCGCGGTGTTGACCGGACGCCGGATGATCGACGCCGAAGTAGATCGCCGGCGCCGGACTGAAATTCCACGGCTCGATCTCCACGTCGTACTGATAGCAGGGTTTACTGATATAAAGCATCTTCTTCCTCCTCGAAAAACATCCAACTAAGACCGAGCGCTTCGATCTCTTCCTTTGTACATTCGCAGGTGTCAATCAGCCTATGTCTGACGGGATCGAGCGTCCCGCCGTAGGTCTCACAGTCATCGGAATCATCGCTGATATACGCCCGACAGATCTGCAGCAGACGATCATAATCAAGCAGACGATCATAATCAAGTATCTGTTCTTTTTCGTTTTTATATTTTGCAAGCGCCTTTTTAACAACGCCTGCCATTTCACTCTCGTAGTAAATGTCGCCGTTCTCTTCTTCGAAGTGACCGTTCCTGAAAACAAATCTCCAATGACAATCATCCTCTCCGCAAAAACGAATTTCGCCTTCTTTAACATACCTTTCAATCAGAGAGAGCGCGTTCTCTATGTCATCGCCGTAGTATTTACCGTCGTCAGAAATGTCAAAAACATCCGATCCGTCTTTGCCAACATATGCGAAACACTCCTCCAAAACACCGGCGACGTATTCAGCATTTTCTGCGCTTTTCAGTCTGATGTATCCACCAGACGTAGCGTAATACCCCATATTGCGGCACCTCCGTTATCATTGGTTATATAAACTAAGGCTCCGCACAGTGACGGAGCCTTGATTGCGATTGACCGAGCCGCAGGACTTGCACCTACGGGAACAACGACGGGATTCGCCTGCGCACTGCTATACCCGCTGTCTTTAGGCGACAAACCATAATTAATCATCGAATGTTTACGTTGTTACTTCGCGTATTTGTTTTTTTAAGAGATTTTCTTTTTGGTCGGAGCCTACGGAGTCGAACCGTTCTGCGCCTATGGCGCTGTGCTTCCCGTTACACTAAAACCCCTAATCTCTGCCTCCGAAACAGGAGGTGTACAGGCTCCTTATTTCGTCTGTACATGAGGCAAACAAAGGCGTGGCTTTATACTCACTACTCGGTCGTTTGTTGTTTGCGGTTCCTCATTATTCATGCCACGTACCGTGTCAGACAATCACACGCTCAACCGCAGAAAGCATCTTCTCAATGCTTGTACGTGATGGTCGGGGCAGAGGGACTCGAACCCCCGACATCCTGCTCCCAAAGCAGGCACCCTACCAACTGGGCTATGCCCCGTTACGCGATCTCTTTCATGATTTGCTCTTGCTTTTCTCCGAGTTCACGAAGAAACCTCGCGAGCGGTTCCGGATTCTGCGGTACATATTTTGACGGATCTTCGATCAGGACGCCGTCTTTGTTAAACCGTGCTTTGATCCTCATCTGCATTACAGATCCCCCTCACAGGTGATGACGCAAGAACCGTACAGATTCTGCACTGTTTCAATTCCACCGGCTGTAACACCCATGCCGGAGTCATAGGTGCAGACAATCTCTACTTTATAATCAGGCGGAAACCCCTGCAATACTTCTATCAATTCTTTGACTGTCATATATCCTCCTCACCAGTTTTCTTCCTGCGGACCGAAAGAATCGTATCGATCTTCCGGATCCCACTCTTCCGGCGGCGAAAGCTTCTGACCGAAGCCGTTGTAAAAAGCTCCGCAAGCACCGCACTCGTTTGTAAAACCACTCAACCACACAATCCCGCCGCAATCATCGCAGCGACGAAAAGCATAGTTCTTCAGAATGTCGCCGCCACAGCGAGGGCATTCATAAGCGCGCTCGTCAGCCGGCGTTTTAAAAACCTCACCGCATTTCGCACAATGCTGTTCGTAAAAAACATCCATAAACCGACTCCTTTCTTACATACCAAACAGGCGGAGAAAATCTTCGTCACTCGGCGACGTCATAGGTTCTTCTATAATGATTCCGTTTTCTACAATATCGAAATCTTCCCTTCTGAATTTCCATACATCTTCCTTCATTTTATAGACGAAGAAGTTCTTATGGTCATACTTACTCATAATGACTTCTTCAACTGTCATCAATCTCCCTTCCCACTGATCCATTGACAACACCCATATCTCCGAATGATGCCCTGTTTTGATCCGAACGACAGTACCAACCGGTACAATTTCTTCCATACTATCATCCTTTCATTCCGTATAAGTCGAGGAGGTCTTTCTCTGTCGGCGGTGTGAACTCTTCTATTTCTTGTTTTTCTATGCTCTGGCCGTTATTATCGAATAGCGGCTTGTAACCTAAGATGTACGCGTACAAATCCAAACGATCTTTTTCCGGTCTGTTACGATAATCACTAAACCACTCCATGGAATGAATATTCATAGTCAACTCCCGAAAACCTGCACACTCGGTTCGTCGCCGTAGCCCTTTTCGACGAAGGCATATGCGATCTTCTTCGCTTCAACGTCGTAGTTGACGTTTTCTGCGACTTCTCTGACTGTCGGATATATTTCAGCAAGAGCGCGGAGCAGATCCCTTGCCGCTACAGTGCTGTATAAAAACGGTGTTTTACGGCCATGAATGTACCACGAAACATCCCCTTTTGATTTACTTCTGCCCATTTTATTCACCACCAATTCCAAATAATTGAAGAAAATCCTGATCCGTCGGAGCGACAAACAGACCGGTATCAGCATCACCGACAGCGTCGACGACATCGAAATCTTCTTTGCGGAAGTGCCAATGCCCACCCTGAAATTCCGGACCGTCTCCTTCATCCTCTTCCATAATGTAAAAACCACCACCAACGTATTCTCTGATCGTCATTGTATGACCTAAAAAACGATTCATTTTAGGAGAGACGGGACTGGTTTTGCACCAGTTATCATGGATGTGAACCTTCGTTCCTGGAATTAACATTCGACCACTCCCACTCTTAACATACCGAACAAAGTCATAAAATCCTGTTCTGTCGGTTGCGTAAAACTTTGTTCGTTACAGGTTCCATGTATTTCGTCGATAACATCAAAATCTGCCGGAGACCAAAGCCAACCTTCGCCATAATGTTCCCCAGCATCTTCCTCCATTTGGTAAGATGATTCGCCAAAGCATTTTCTGATTGTCATTATCTTGCCAAGCCAATGATCCATCCCACCAGATCTGTTTTGAGTGCCGGACTCCCAGCGATCTTTGATGCGAACCATTGTCCCAGGTTCCAACCGTACCGTACTCGTCATTTGTCTCGATCCTTTCGTGTCATCACAAATATTTTCCCGTTGACATTCAGGAAGAACTCAGCGTCCCTGAATTTCGTAAGATATTTGTCAAGAAGTGCGTCGCTGAGAGAACAGAACTCTTCATTGCCAAGCCCGACGACAAACGCCGGTCCGCATATGACGTCGTATACATCACCATTCTCTGTCCTGAGAGCTCTTGTCGGTTGCATACCGATCAGTTTTCCCTCATCGTTACACACGATTGCAACAGGATCGTCAAACGGATAAACCGCCTGGAATAAACCGCCGCCGACTGCCTCTTGCAATTCCTCGACAGACGAACCGACAAAACCCTCGGTTGCGTCCTCTCCCGGATTCAGCAAAACAACTCTGAGCTTCTCTTTCATTTCTTCTTCCTTCTTTCTTTTATTTGTACAGCGATCCATTTTTCTTCCTTCCTGATTTCGAAGGGAGAAAAATGCCGTCTGCGCCGCGAGGAAAAATGTTGCAAGCCGATGACGGATCTTTGATCCGTCTCACTTGCAATATTTTTGGGAGCGCAGAACTCAAAACGAAACTTGCGCTGACAGCAGCAAGATGGTTTATAAAACCGATTTGCATCGCTGCGTTTGACATATTGGTTCTTCACAACCACGTTGTATTTCAGGATCTGTATCCGGGACGCGTGCGAACTGACGACCACCTCCGTCGACGCCTTTTTTCTGATCTCGGGCATTGCGAAGTGGCAACTTTTATGTTGGTGACTCGAAACTTGTAGGGCGAAATTATGCATTGTTTCGATTGGTTAGGTTGGTCGTGCGTTGATTGATCCGATTTGCTCGCCGGTATGCTTTCCAGCTCGTTTCGTGACACCTGCAGCAGGAGGCGCCTCCTGTCATTTTCCTATCAAATTGATACAGTGGCTGACAGCTCACTGCGTATTCAAGTTTGAAACCACAAACCCAAGCTCCGGAACTTAAATTGTGCGGTTCCCATAGTTGAATACAATTCCGTTGTGAAGAAAAAGAGCGCTTACGCGCTCAGATCTTGCTTAATTTTATGAACGATATCGACGTCGAACTTTTTCGAAAGCCGTTCAACGATTCCGTCTATCGTTTCTTTTTCGATCATTCTGTAATAGTTCCGAAGTCCTTCGAGAACCTGTACCTCGTTTTTGCTCCACGGATTGCCGCTTTTCCCGTCCATTACATAGGATGTGAGCTGCGCTTTGAACAACCGTTTCTTTTCATGGCCGACGGTAATTTGATTGTCTTTGTTCAGCATTAACCCAAGATTCCAATTAGATCCGGCAGATGAACCATATCTTGTTTTGGACTGGTTCAGAGTAAACGGGGCGTCAAATTCCCGTAATGTATTCACGATCTCATTTTCGACCGCGTGGTAATCAAAGTTAAACCTTGAAGAAATCAGAATATCGTCTGCATACCTTGTGTATACAAAACGCTGTTTGTTGAAATCACGGAACATATTCGAAAGCTTATAATCAATCGGGATCATAATCACGTTCGTGATCAGCGGAGAAATCGGCGTTCCCTGCGGAAGCCCGCCGTTCAGAAACGCAAGACTCAAAGCATTTTTCAGTGCGTCGTGCCCGTACTGTGACTTAACGACCTCGGAAAACGGATAAACTTCGGAAAACATTTTCATCGTGAATTCCGGTGTGGTGCTGCCGAAGAAGTTTTTGAAATCCAGCTTACAGAACCATTTGCTTTCGTTGTTCTGATGTCGTTTGATGCTGTCCAGAACGCATCTGCGATTAATATATGCAAACGCAGACGTGTGATAGAGAACGCGGAACTGCTCCTGAAAAATCGTTCTCAGATCAACAAGCGCATTGGAAAGCTCCGCTTTCGGCGCGTCGATTTTCCGGTAGGTGTCGGAAAGGATCGCTTCGAGGTCGATTCTTGAGCAATCAAACCCGAACTTTGCAAGATTGAAAAACAGTTCTGCTTTCACTGCTTCGAACAAAGGCGCGTGATCGACCTCTTCGTGCTGTTTGAGGAGCGGCGTCAGACACTCACGAATCGTCCTACACACGGTGCCGGTATCACACTCGATATACCGCGCCTGCGAACCGAATATCTTTTTGAAGACAAGCGGCATACCCTTTCCCTTTTTCTCAATGTAAAACGTGGTAAAGAGCTCGTTTCTGTCTTTTGCAAACAAGCTCTCATGCGCTCTGTTGAAGTTTGTGAGATACGCCGTTAAGTCGAATGTATTGAATTGCTCTCTGAGTTTCTGCGGAACAACATTGAACTTATACGTTCTTGTGTTACTGTTTTCTGTTGGAGATACCTGCTGCGGCTTAAAATCAGGATGAAACAGAAATTCTTCCAATGTCATCTGATGATATCGCGGAGATTGAAATACCGTGAAATACATATTTGTCCTCCTTTTTTTGAATCGTTACCGTAATCTAAATATCTTGATCCCTGGAGATGATGAGTCGTCGATGTCATCGATTCAGGCTGGGACTGGGAATCTTTATATTGATCGATCCGAAAAGTCAAGGATTAAGCATTAAATTCTGATGCGTTATTTGGATTTAATCCTTGGTTGTGTGGCGTTGCTGTGTTTCGAGGTAGTCGGTTCGGTCATATCGACCCTTTAGGTTGGAAGTTTCTCGATAGCTGTATCGACAGGCTTGAATACCTCCAGTCCGCCTTCTCTCTGGCTTCCTCTTCCTTCCTATCAAAACTTCACTCCGGCTGACAGCGCGGAGCCGTTCAATGAACGAATTGCATTACGGTTTTATTCCAATTTTTTTTATGCATCAAGCCTGGTCATCATAAACCCGAAACAATCAACCATCACAAGCTTGCTGAACGTATCATTCTTCACAAACTTCATAAAGTTGTTGACTGCAACGGCACAAATGATGCGGACCGTGGTTGCAACGCCGAGTGTAAATCCGCACGCGGAAACAGGCGTTTCTGCCACGGCCTCGTCGTGTGAAAACGACATGGTATTCAGCAAATACGTTCTCTGCTCGTAACTACTCCAGTCTGCGGCATAGTGCTGTGCGGATTCGAGCAGTGTTCGCACATCGAAAACCGCTTTTACATACGGGGAATCCATGTGCGCCTCGACGATTTTCCTGCGAAGGTCGATATTATCGACGCAGAGGAAGAGGTAGCCGGAAACGACCTCTCCGTTCCACCCCTTTTTCTTTATCTGGATATCCTGCTTTACTGCAGGATTGATTTCTGTCAGAAGATCAAAGAGCGCCTGCGTCTTTTCTTTTCCGACGTCGGATTCTCTGAACATCTGATTGACGATGTTATGAGATTCCACGGTGTCGAAATCCCACAACGTCAGTTTTGTGATACCACAGCGGACGAGGTTTTCCGCGATTGTTGACCCAACAGACCCACATCCGATAATATGTATTCTGTCTTTTACACACTCGGGTTTGAAAAACTCATAAGACTTATTCAGATCCATTGCTTACCTCCAGGAATCGTCCCATTCGTCATCATACTCGTCATACTGGTTATAGTCATGACTCGGTTTCTTGGCGTTTGGATTGAATCCATGCCACCATTCATAGGAAGATTTTCCGTAGCTTCCTGTGTATGCAGGAATTTCCGGCGTCTTTGTTGGCTCCGAAATCGTTACCTTTTCTTCTTTGACAAGCTCTTTTGCCTCATTCTCAAAAGCTGCGATTCCGTACTCGCCGTCGGCGACGATGATTTCACAGTCAGCAGTATCGAAAACCACGTTCTGTTGCTTATCATAAATCATGCAGGTGTGTTCTCCGCGCTTATTCCAGATCATGAAAATCTGGAAGTTGTTTTCGGAAAGCCCGTCGAGGATACTGTGCCATTGCTCTGCGTCTCTTGCCGACGGCATCACCGCCATATTCACATGAGAGTGACCATGCAGGCGAAGATTTGAGAAATCATCATCGGGAAGCATACAAAGCCATTTCTCATATTCAGCTTGGTCTGTTGTGAAATGGCCGCCGGAAACCGTCTGCTTGAAGAGAAGAATATCGCTGACGTAGTAAGCGTTTTCATCTTCTCCGTAGCCGCGTGTTACGATCCCGTGCCATCCGACTTCGAGCGGAGAAACTCTGACAAGATCTTGCATCTTAACCCATGCCTTTTCGGAAAACACGACACGCGCTTTTCGTTCGACTGTGTCCTTTGCTTTTTGGAAGTTGAAGCTGCTTTCATACAGTTTCGAATCTTTTACCGCTTCAAGAAACTGCCTGAACAGCTTCTGTTCATCTTCCTGACTGTACTTAATTTTCCGTGCCATCCTTATGCTCTCCTTTCAGATATTCGATTGCTTTTTTCGCGCTGACGAGGCTGCCGTCCGGAAGTTCAAAACAGTTATTCGCCTGATAGTGGTCGGACGTTCCGTAAATTTCACGCATAAACTCCGTACAAACAGTGGTGTCGTTGAAGTTGATGTTCTTACATGACGCTACACATTGCTGAATGGCGCCGATAAGATTCCTGTTTTCCAAACAGCGATAAATCTCATTTTCATGAGAACCGAGACACGCATAACGGTTAACGTGTGGGTTCGGCATGTAATTGTCGTAGATCGTATCTGAGAAATCCTGACCACTTAGTGCTTCCAAGTTTGTGCAGATACACAGCCTGTATTTTGCACAAAACCGGAGTTTGATTTCACGGTCGATGAAAACCGCAGTCATTAATTTCCGCATGTCGTCAGGCGGAATAATGCGAGCATACCTATCGGCGGCGCTGCGTGTCGACTCGGGGATATAAATATAGGAATGCGGATTATCCAATGCTTTTATCAGAGAATCCTCGTTGTAATACTCGACGTTTGACTTAACGCCGAATGTCAGCTCTCTTCCGTTGATCCTTTCAAAAACCAACTTTTTATCACGAAGGAAAAGATCCATCAGTTCGCCGGTTGCTGTGTTATCCATTTTCATCCGAATCCCAAACAGCTCGTTTTCAAACCGTTCCTTATCAATAATGAGTGTTTCGAGATATTCCTTTGTCGATCTGATGTCTCCCGTTACCCTTTCGATTTTATCAGTAAGAACGGATTCGCGCTCTTTTTCCATAATATTTTCAATATTGCGGAGAGATTCCTTAATTGCTTGTGTGCGAAAATCGATATCGGGAGCCATCTGACGCAGACAGTTGAGATACTCTGTTTCTCCGCCGTCTCTGTCGCTGATCGCAAGGGATTTGATTAGACGAAGTTCAATCTCAGAAAGCCCGTCCTTTGGGTCGAAAAACCACGGCAGAAACGCAGGAATTCCACACTGAATGTAGTGAAAACCGGTAATTGATAACTCTGTCGTGACGACGATAGAAGTTCTTGTCTCATCATTAACGAAACAACGAGCCCAGAACTGGTTCTTAAAAAACGGTCCGACGTTCGAAATTTCTCTGAACCCCTTGAAATCAAGAACGAAGTTGCCATCGAAACCGTTTTTTATTTCTTCGATCTTATCCGAAAACCCTCGAAGCTGAAGAAAGAACAACGCATTTTCCGTGCTTGTTTCCCTTTTAAGGTCTTCCCACATATCGTTAACTGTGTTTCTGGTTCTGACCGATTTACTCTCGATATAATATTCTCCGTCAAGTCTCGGATTGATGATAGCGCGAGCAGTTGATTCCAGCGTGCGATCCGAGCGGCTGCTGTTGATCATATTATTTACGATGATGTTCTTGTAATAAGAATCTTGAAAACCGCCTGTTAACGGCGTTGATCTTATATATTGACTAAACATAATAGCATCCCTCCGGTGTTATACTGTTGAGAAGTGCGGGAATCGAACCCGCGAAACCAGACCTCTCATATACGGCGGGAAACCCGCCGTTGCTTAGTGAATTCCGCCGTCGGCCTTCACGATGTTGGTGACGTAGCAGGTTTCCTCACCGCCGGCAAGCGTTACCATGGACTTGCTGAGCTGTGCGGGGGAGACGGGGGCAAAGTTAAAAGACACGGTTCCATATGCAGGATCGATGCCGTGCTTGCTGAGCACTTCGGAAAGCGTGGTTTCCCCCTCTACGATGTCGCGAACCTTTTCGGAATTGTTAACAACGATGACTTCGATCATGATTTTTCTCCTTTATTTCTTTATTTTTTTTGCTTAGAGAAACCCGCCGCAGCGATTGCCACGGCGGGTTGAGAGAGCCTTGATCACTCGACGGTGATCGAGGCGGCGATCTTGGCAGCCTGCTCGTTCAGGCCGCTGATGACGGCGGGAAGCTTGCCCTCAAGCTCGTTCAGCTTCATCAGCGGAACACCGAGAATCTCCGTGACGACCTCTTTGGCGTCTTCCTGCTCACCGATGTCGAGCGTCATTGTGATGGTCGCAAGACCCTGACCGTCGTGCGAAACCCCGTTGAATTCCGCCCCCTTGCTATTCAGGACACCCATGCCGCCGGTACCGATTCCGAAAACCGGATTGCCGCTGGCCTCGTCCTTGAGGATCAGAGCATCGGGAGCATACTTCTTGATCTTCCGCAGATCCTCCATCTTGATTGCGGATGTGACAACGACCGCCTTGCCTACGATTTTGACTTTTGCCATGTTTTTTCTCCTTTTTTTATTTACTCGGTTTACTGCGGTAACCGCCGAAACCGGAAAAGCCTTAGTTTGTTTTCGTGAATGTCATACATTCATACGGGTATGCTTCACAGGAAACCGTGTTTCCATCGTCGAAATGCAACGGTCTCTTGATTGACGAGTTAACGTAACGCGCAAGATAATCGAGCGCTGATTCCATGAATTGCCGGATCTCGTCTTCGTCGTAAACCCAATCTTTTGAGCCGTCATAAACCAGTGTGACGAAGTCCTTTGCAGCGTCAAAAAGTTCGTCCTCTCTGCTTTCGGTATCTTCATCGTCATCTGTCTCAGGAATGATTGCATACTGCAAAACCTTCGACGTGAGATACCTATCGTAAATATTCCGAAAGCCCATTTCGATATCGTAGAAGGAGCTAACGGCAGCGTCAAACAACATTCCGCCATCGGAATCAACAAACACAGAAACCTCGCTTTCTTCATTCAAACCAAGCCATATGGAAATTCCATACTCTGTGTTTTCCGCGACCATGTGCATATATTCCTTCAGATCGCCTTTGTTGTCCTCGATGTACTGCCTGATTTCACCGGGAGACACATAGATTTTTTCAGACATCTCTTTCCTCCATTATTTTTTCTTTCAAAACCTTTGACGGTTTGAACACCGGAACCATTCTGGCCGGAACGGGAACAGCCTCTCCGGTATGTGGGTTCCTGCCTGTGCGCGGCGCCGCTTTACGAACCGAAAACGTGCCGAACCCTTTGACGGCGATCGACTCACCGTTTTGCAGAGCGATTGCAATCTGATTCACACAGGACTGAAAGATCCGCTCGACAATGTTTTTTGAAAGCCATGTCTCGTCAGATACCCGCGAGAACAACTCTTCTTTGTTCATGGACTCACCTCTCAAATTCCCGACATATCACGAAGTCTTCTCTGATTATGATAGTATCAACATTGTCGTCGTCCGGCTCGTAAACCAGATACGTTACAAGTATCGTCCCTTTGCGGATCGTTTGACCGCAGTCTGCGTAACAGATGTAGTCATATTCCCTGTCGGCGGCGTTGATTACAACCCCGTCGCCGGTCTGTTCGTTATCGACAAACCCGATCACACGTTCAACGATAACCGTTGAGCCGCGAGCTTCGAGCGTTTCAGCATCTAAATCAGAGGCGTCGCATACGACGACGGAACGATCCGGAAATTCCTCGGAAATTTCCTCGATGAAAAGTTCCTCTATTTCCAGATACCCGTCGTTCTGACCGATGACCGAACAACCCGAAACGAAAGAGGAAAAGAAAGAAAGAAAAACCATGAGCAAAGCAGTCAGCTTCATATGCGACACCTCCAATTAGCTAAGATTAATAGTTCCGCACGCAGGAAACCAGCGTGCAGGTTTTGCTGTGCATCAGTTTTCGTGTGAATTTGTCTGCCTGCGGCGGAGAATCAAACCCGCGAGACAGCCGTTTCCCTTCTGAATTTAAGAACGTCACGACAAAGGGATAATCGTTACGCTTTCGCTCTGCATAATACGTATCCGAATTCATCGTCGAACCTCCATTCCTTTCTCTTCAACCTCTGAAGAATCTCTGTCCCGTCAATGGTGCCTTCGCACAGGAGAGAACACCATTCGGACTTAAAAAATCGTTCTATGCTTCCGACCTCTTTTTCGGCTTCTGAGATACGGCGACGACTGCCGCTGTTCTCTTCTTCGTCCAGCCTCTTCTGCGCGGTGATATAATCTTTGATCGCCATTCTGACGATCGCCACAGCCAGTGCATGGAATGGATACGAATCGTTATACACGATGCTTCCCCTCCTTTGCGTCATTTTCAACGCACATGATTTTGTTCAAAAACCGGGAAAGCCACCATTCCTTTCTGTAGATGATGTGTTCCAGCGCGCCGGCGCAACAGCAGATAATGCAGACGCCGACGACATAGATCAGCAGCTCCGGGAGGGAGCTTATGATTTCGTGCAGGGTCATGCTTCCACCCCCTTGAAAAACCGCCTGTCGTAGGTGCGTCCGTTTTCCCCGATGATGATGTTCGGGTCGAGCATAACCTGACGCAGAACCGCAGCGGTTTCGGGGATCTCGGCAGATCCGTCGAAAACCAGATCCGGAAGTTCGACTTGCATCCGCCGGATGAACCGGCGGGCGCTTTCCAGATCCTTGAAGAAATACACGCCGTGGAGATAGACGTGCTTGATTGTGACAACGACCAGCGGTTTGTTAAACCGCTTATGCATTTCCAGTGTATAGATATTCATCGCACAGCCCTCCGTCAGGCACGGAACATACTCTGATGGCCGGAACCCCAAAGCGCCGTGATAAACCCGGAGATCGAATTCCCGGTAAACCTTGTACCGTCGGAAAAATCCGCGAGGTATTTACCCTCGTCAGTGTCATTTGTGACTGCGACCAACAGGCCGCCGGTGGCTGCACCGTATTCCACAGCCTTTTGCTTGAATGCTTGGAAGCTCATGTGGAAATCCTCTCTTCTTTTTTGATATTAAAAAAGCACCGTGGAAAACCACAGTGCAATTTTACGATATAAAAGAGTGGGGTTGATAGGCTCAACCCCAAAAGCCTGGAAAGAGGTATAAAAATGAAAGTAACAAGCTTGTGGATTAAAAAAAGACCGCAATAGCGGTCTTGGGAATCGAGATCACCCGACAGATAAAAGATTCTTTACATTCTTAAATTCAAACAGTAAATCAATCCTGCCGTCAGCACACGGTTCTATTGATAATATATCGGATTCTGACATTTCAGAAATCACATCAGAAAGCTGTGAAATCCTAAAAGCTATCTCAATATCATTCGGAATCGTTACACCGAAAACAACATCGCGGGACAATAAAAAGTGCTGTTTGTCACAAAATCTAAATGAATAATCTGCCCGTTCCTCATATTCAGATAAATACCCGTCTACAATTCTCTTGATCTTTTCAATAGCAGAAACCATGCTTTTGTATTTCGGAATATTAAGAATCTCAACATATTCTTTTGGAAAACCGTCGAGTATTTCACCGAACATATTTAAATCATCTTCCATATCTTTTTCTCCTCAGCATAAAATTCCCTTCTATTATGCCATCGGAGACCTGAAAAGTCAAGAAAAACCCAAAACCAGTCTGGCATAATGCAGGATTATGTCAGATGTCATTGCTTATATTGTGATTATATATCACATTTTGCTTGTAATCTGAAGCTATAATGCCGGTCTGTTGACAAAAACCGACATACTATTTATAATAACAAAAGCGCAGGAACCACGTCAAAGCAATTTGAGCGTAGTACGGTAAAGACGGTCGCCTCCAGAATACCCGACAGGGCGGAATGGAGGTGGATACACACAGCCACGGATCGGGAATACCCGTCAAGGAGGTGATGTGTAATTACGGTTGATTTCCTGGTTCTCTTTTGGAAAACCTTAGTAGAGACGGCAACAGTCGGTTGCTTTATCCTCGAATTCGTTTTGTTTTTAGAAAACCACAGAAATGAACAGTGATCCGTCTGTCACCAGCAAACGGATCACGGATTTTGGGGAAATCCCCGATATGTGTACATTTGCAGGCGACCGTCAGGTTCCTGCGCTTTTATTATATGCTAAAAAACCGTAATCGTCAAGTGCAATTCAGCGTTACCCATCCCGCGCCGCGTGGAGGCATTGCACATGCAGGACAATCCCGAAAACCGTATAGTCTTCGGGATATAGAATCAGAGCATTGCGTAGACCGGGAAAATCCCGTCATCAGTCGACGCCGCAGAGATGCAGTACCGAGAAAAGACATTCAGTGTTCATGGATAGACCGTGAAACGTCTGGGTATCCATATTATCAGGGATTGCGCTAAAAACCTCCGGGAACAATTCCCGAATACCGGTGAGCAAAACGTCGTAGGTCCGTTTCCCGCCCCATCCGGTGCAGTGGTCAAAGAAGTCTTCCAAACTTCCTCCAAACGGAGAAACCCGTTTACAGGCGGCGACGACGTTTTTGCCGGCGTCGCCCCAGTGCTCGATGATGAAATCGATATGCTCTTGCATCTCAAAAACCCTCCTTCTCAGATTCCCGCGTATGCGAGGCGGGCGCGCATTTCGAGCGCCTCCATACGGCGACGCTCGCGCTCGCGCTCGCACCGCTCACGATCGCGCTGCGCGCGGTAGGCTGCAACGACCTCATCGGGCATCGGAACGTAGGAAACCCGATAAACCATGGTGGTCTCGTCAGACTTTTCGAGGTTTACGACGCTTGCGTAAAAGCCCTCATAGGCAGCCTTTTCGCCCTCCTTTTGGACGCAGTGACTGAGGAATGCCGGGATATAGCTTTCGAGCTTATAAACCCGTGCATACACACGACGGTTGCGGCCGATGACCACGACCAGCCTTTCTGTTCTTTGCTTTTTCACTTTAAAAACCCTCTCTTTCCATTTTCAGGCATAAGCCCATAAGAAAACCCGTCTGCGTGCATCTCATAACTACAGGCAGGCGGGCTTGATTTATGGGTTTACTCAAAAACCATTCCGGATGATCCGTTCATCCGGAGAAACGCCGCAAAACCAGGCGCGCCGGCGCGGTCGTGTCAAACACGGCGATGCGTTTGTATGCTTTCATTCCATGAGTACAACGCCCAGGCTACGAGAAGCATAGCCATCGCCGTATCCGTGTGGATGCTGGTTTATGAAAACCCTGAAAACCCAGCATTGCAGGGCGGAAAAATCGTATCCACAAAACCATGTTAAACATGGGTGTGACAGTTATATCCACATTTTTACGCACTTCTTGAAAATCCCGTCCCCATGGCAGACGGCCTCAAAAGGAGACCGAAAAACCCCGCGATTCGCCGCAGAAATGGCAGACCATCCCAGAGGGGACGAAAAGCCCGTGCGGGTGCACGCGGTGGATCTGAGAAACCCGTCCATGCGCAAATCTGTTTTGAGACATTTTCCCGAAGCCCGGTTTGGTACTTTGCCCAAATACCGTTGCCGTTTTCACTATCCGGCACGCCGCAGAAACCCGCGACGCCATGCAGCAGACCTGCCGAAAACCCGTACAGGTGCGCGGAACATGGAACCGACGCCAGCATTATGTAGTTGCTGATTCACTTCTCTTGCGTGCAAGAGTACACCGTGAACGATCGCAGGATAAAAAGCCCTTCACGGTGGGCAGGCTCAAAAACCCGAGCAGGCGAAAAACCAGGCTATGCATCCCGTCGCGCGTCAGGTGACTGCGCTGTTTACGGGCGGCACAGATTGCACGCCGTTTCAGGCTTAAAAACCGTTGTGACTCTTAGCGTTACCCGTCCCGCGCCACGGGGAGGCGTTCACAATGCGGGACATAAAGCCCGGCAGAGCCGGGCGCGGTGAGGATCAGTTCGTTTTCTGGTTCTCGTAGTAGGTGTACGGCATGCCGGTCACCTTCATCGAAAGCACAGTGAACACAAGGGACTCAAACTTGCCGCCAGTGACGGGCTTGATGGAGCCCTTGTCCTTGCCGGTGGTGAATGCATGCTGCTGCAGCCACACCTGCGTATCGTGATTTGTCACGCGCTTGTTGATGCCGCAGGCGTTGACAATTTCCTGCAATTTCGCACAGATTTTTGTGTTGGAGAGCGGCGTCTCACCGTTCTGCAGAGCCTCCATCAGCTCACGCTCGAAGCTGGAACCGTCCTTATACGCCTTGCGGAATTCCACAGGCGTCATTGCAAGGACGTCCTTCTCGCGGGTGTTGTACATTGTCTGCAGATCTTGAATGCCCTTTGTGATTGCAGTGTCAAGTCCGTTGTCCTTGACGAACTTGCCGAGGCGGAGCTGGATGTCAGCATCATTGACTTTCAGAGCCAGAAGCTCTTTCGTCTTGACGTCCTTCTCCTCTTTTGCCTTCTTTCCGGCAAAAGTGTACAGGCGAGCAAGCTCTGCGCACGGATGCTTGGCTTTCATTGCAAGCGCAAATACAGCCTTCATCGCAAGACTGTTGTACTCTTTGAGTTCGTCGTCCAGTTTGACGCGCAGCTCATTGTACAGCTTGAGATTGTTCGCCTTGATTGCCTCGTTGCACCGACTTTCAAGGTCAGCGACAATTTTCGCGGAGGCGTTGAGATTTTTCGTTTCAGCCATGATTTTTTCCTCTTTTCAGATTTTTTATCATGGGCTATTGAAGCCCATCTCAGCGGGCGCGAGATCGTGCACACTGAGACAGGCTCCAACTCGAAAAATCTGTGCGCTGGGGAAATTGCATAGGGAAATTGTGGGCGCGTCTCAAAAGGAGACACGACCGGAGCGGCATCCATTGCAGCACGCCTCAGAGGGAGGCTGGTGTGCTGGTGTTTGCTGCGTGCCGTATGGGCTGCGTTGCTGCGCTGCTGCGCTGCGTAATACTCCCGCCGGATTATTCCGTGCTGCGTGCTGCGCTGCGTGCCGTATGGGCTGCGTTGCT